TTACCCAGTTTTAGAGTCGATGACTACCCAGTCTTTGCCTCGATCGTCGTTATATTTGTCAGTCATCTTTGAAGACCGGTGACCAAGTAATTTTTTTGTATCTATCCCTTGCTCTCTATACATTCTCTCCGATAAAGAACGCTGCTCGTGGAAGGTTGGTGCCGTTCCTTCCTCCCATTCAACGCCGCATTTGTTTCTGGCTTTTTTGAACGTTGTGGTAAGGCTGCTGGAGGACACGCGATCTCCCCTGGTAGATTGAGAAGTTGAGTGGCGGAAGTGAACAAGATACTTGCTGATAACTGCGTCTCTGCATTTTGCAACCACATCGCGTAGCGTTAATCCTAATTCTTCGCATTTCAGGTTGAGAGGGATAGCTACTTTCGAGCCTGTCTTTTCTTGCTCAATATGAAGCATGTCGTCCCATATATCTGAGAATTTCATATTGCAAATATCACCAAGCCTCTGGCCGGTAACAAGTGCCAAAAGCATACCGCATTGTAAATAAGGTTGTTGATTTTCCGCTGCCAGATAAATTGCATTCCATTCTTCAAAAGAGAGTCTTTGACGCTTAACCTTATGCCGGGGCTGTTTTGTTGCCATCGCAGGGTTGTATCCTGGGGGAACATGCCCTGCATGCTGAGCTTCTTTAAATACATCAACCAAAACTAGACGAACTATCTGAGCCATACGGCCATGCCCTTCACTTTTAATAGCATCGGTAATTTCAGCGATATCAATAGTCTCAATATCTTTGATATGGCGCATACCAAAATGCTCTCTGAAGAGTCTAAGTGGTTTGTTTTTTTGTTTAAAAGAGTTTAGACGTAGCTCATTATTATTTAGCCGTTCTTCCTGGATTGTTATGTATTTATCAATCCATTCAGTAACAGTTATATCTGTTCTTTTTCCTTTCATCCGGGCAAGGCGACCATTTACGCTGAGAATCTGTCTGGTCCTCTGCTCAGCAATGATTGTGTTTGCCTCGTTAGCTACCTGCTTTGCTTCTGTTTCATCAGTCCCAAGGCTATGAAATCGGCCAGAAATAGGGTGTTTATATTGCCAATAAATCTTGCCTGTTCTCTTGTCCAGTTTGCAATAAAGATTAGGTATAGAGATTTTATGCGAACGTGGTCTAGCAGCCATCAGAAATTATCCGCTTTAGTCTGGGGTTAGAATTAACCGGGAGGGCAGGAGCGGCGATAATGCCAACGTATCGTGCCTCGCGATCGACCATCCACTTACGACCAACCTTAACAGCTGGTGGCGCAATCATTTTTCCTTTAGCGTATTTCTTTAAAATCCTTTCACTTGGCGCCTGCTCTCCAAATTCCTCTTTGGCCCAGTCAATTAAGTTCATCATACGAGACATAGGTAACCCCTTTTAACCGGCTGCACCCGGCGTTCAAAAATCTTTAAATGCGCAGGTGCCACACCCACCGCGAGCACCCTCGCGGCAGACATCACACCTATTTACTTTTTTACCGCTCGCTCAGGATTCACAGATAACTGGCTAGCCTCCGACTTAAAATTATCATCTGTGTAATAAGTCGAGGTGTGTGGCGTCTCGATGGTGAAGCTCAGCTGACAGAGCTCGCGACAAAGCTGACAAGCGAGCTGTAAAGCGTCAGAATCAATTTCATCCAGCTCGCGAGGGAAGCGAGCATAATTCATCAAACGCACTGTGAAACCGACCTCCATCCCGCCCGTGTATATAAATTCGCATGGCGTTAACTGGACGCAGTTACCGGACATAACGAATTTTCGGCATATCTGCCTGGCGTGATTGATATCTCCTGCCATGTGGATGGTGGCGAAATATGCATCGACAGCGTTTTTTTCTTTAATCATTGAATTACTTCTCCCTACTCACAAACACCGGCGTAAACGCTGCTACAAACTGATTTGTCATTGGCTTCTGCCAGCAAATCGAACTGTGCGCCTCCTCGCGTTGTCATTGCCCAGTCCCGGTATGACTCAATGCCGTATTTATCAACGGTGATGACGTCTATTCGTTTCTCAGCCCGACGCGGATCGTGTGTCGAAGGGAAGAAAGTAGAGTTACCACGGCGTGAGCAAGCCGCGACCAGTCTTTCCCATTTAGCAACACGCTGAATTTCTTCTGGCCAACGCTGGAATATTTCGGCCAGTTCTGACTTACGGGCATGAATGCAAGGCATGCACCCAACACGGCTACATCCTTTCTCATAGAGTGGATTCGGCTTGATACCGTGGCGCTTAGCCAGGGCAAACACATCCTCATGCAACCAGTTCAGTATTGGCCGGTAGACGTGAAGGCCAGGTGTGTTATCAGCATCCTCTTCCCATACGGGCAACCCGGCACGGGCGGGTGATTCCTGAGCGCGTACGCCTTGCCAACTGATAACCTCGTCGTATTCTTCCAGAGCTGGTAATACAACCTGAACCCGCACTGGCTCATGTTTAAGGTCAAACGTACAGAACCGGGCTTTAGTGCTTGGGAATCGGCCTTTCCACATACAAAGGTCTAGGAACGGAATTCCTGTAGGGCGAAGAATATCCAGTGCCTGAGCGATACGCTCTGATGCCTCGTCCTGAGACATACCGCACTCCTCGACGAGTGAAACCGGCCACCTCTCAGCAATAAACTTACGCTTGCCCTCAATCTGGCGAGAGAAGTCAGCCTTAACACGCGTAATTTTTCCAAGTTTTGCCTCCAGATAATCCAGATACTCCATTGTCTGGGGGTGCTCATGCCCTGTATCGGCAAAAACTGTTACGTGCGGGATATTGTTCTCAGTCGCCAGCAACCACTGAGCAAGACTGTCTTTCCCACCAGAAACAGAAACGATATTTATGGTTTTTTCTGCAATACAGCGATGGTCAATGCTCATTTGCCTTGCTCCTTGCATTTCTCGCTCCTGATCATCCTGTTCAGATATTTGTTCTGATTCACGCCTGGAAAGCTGCATCGAGCCAACAGCTCTGCTTTGGTTGGCATGGGTGCTTTGCAACATTTAGGGAGAGCTGATGCGTCACCCGGAGTCATATCCGGGTTGTATTGATGGTTGAACATGATGTGTTCCTTAGTCGCTAATGCGAGCGCCATAGCGACCAAAGCGGACGCGAGAGCGGTCGTCGGTGTATTCATATGGAAGGTGAGGGCCGATGGTTTCCCATTCCGGATAGAACGATGTTTTGAAGTTGTCTCTGTGCCGCAACGCATCCGCTAGAGCATTAGCCTGCCGCTCCATGCGCTGCTGTTTCGTCTCTGGCTCAATTTCTCCTGCTTGTGACATGCCCCAATATCTGGCGAAGTTAGCCATCACCTCTTCTTTGGTTTTGGCAGTGCACAGGCGAGGGTTATCCGCCCCGGGTTGAGGTGATGGCATGTTCGTGTCCTTTGGTTATTGCAGGCGTAAGCTGATGTGCTGGCGCTTAGCCATCTGCCGAAGCGATTCGTAAGAGCGGTCGAGTATTCTGGCGATGTGCTTTGAGTGGACCTTGCCGGCCATATCCCTGGTCTGATTTATTTCCTTATTCGTCCAGTGCCGACCGAGTGATATCTGATTGCCGCGGCGCTTGATGGTGCTCATCACGCGGCCTGCTTCAGCTCTTTCAGGCGAATGCCGGTAACGTCTTTGCACTTAGCCTGCTGTTCAGGGAACCCATTCAACTGGCTCCACGTTGCCGCATAGCGCTCCTGAAGCTTTTTGCTGTCGTTTTCAGTGCCGGTATAGTTTGTGAATTCTGCAAGAATCTGGTCCGCGTCAGCTGGTTTGATGTGATGAACCTCGGCATCAGCATCAATTGCCGTTTCTTCCGTTGGAATGCAGAAAGCCTGCAAGGCAGCATATTTGTAGGCGATAGACATGGCCTTGTTTGTTGCCTTGTCTCCGCTATCCATGGCCTCACCGTAAGTTATTACGGTATGAACGCTGCCATCTTCCACGCCAACAAAATCAAACTCAGCCTTAACCACCACATAGAACAAAACGCCGCCTTTCTGCGTGGTGCGTTCGGTAACTGTTCTCTCAGTGATGCGCGGGAGAATCAGAAGCCCGTGGCGGACTAATGCGGGGGCCAGTGCGTTATAGACCTGATCGATGCCGCGAAAGTTAAACCCCTGCTGTGCATTGCGCCGGTCTTTGCTGATGCCTTGCTCTGCCATTTCCTTTGCTACGGCGCTAATTGCCTTGTATACGCTCATTGGTAATTACCCCCAAACTCATCCCAACTGATTTGCTCGTTACCGCGCTCGGCGGCGAGGTTGATTTGCTGCTCGATAGACTCCTGAAGCTCGCCTGATAGCAGGGCGATAAAGTCTTTGTCTTCCTGATCATGCGGCATGCAGTTTTTCCCAGTCATCGTTCTGTGATTTGTGCCAGCCCATCGCTATTTCCCACGCCCACCATGCGGCGTCCTTCCATCCATCTTTTGTGTTGGGGAAGCTATCTTCATAAAGCTTCTTGAACTCGCGATTACCTTGCTGAACCAGAATGGTTCCGTTAACAGTTACGATTGTCATGATTACGGCTCTCCGCGCTGGTTGAGGGTATCTTTAAACCACTTCCCGATATTGCGGAGTTGGCGGGTCAGTCTTTCGAGCTGGCTTTCGTTTTGGTGGTAAACGCCCACGGCGAAACCACCCGCGATGGCAAATTTCATCATGGGTAACTCCTGTTGTTTGTGTTCATTAATCAGCGACTGCGCTCATTGATAAACGCGAATAAAAAAGCCGCCCCATAGGACGGCAAACAATGACAACGAGGGTACGTATGCGCTCGCCAGCGTTACTTTTCACATACATCCCCCGATTCAGTTCTGCCGGATGATGGCTCCGGTCACCGTAGAGTCTGAGAATTCATCAGAATCAGCTCTCAATGAAAGCTGATGCGGAATGTCCTCACCCTCTATTTAGTTGTGCGCCGAGCCAATGTTTTCGTAGCCGACTGGGTTTACCGCAACCATCACGCTATCCGCGAACAAGTCCTTAATCAGGTGCTCACATGGCTCACCTTTTTCATATTCTTCCACCAGGTACGTATCACCATCTTCATTCAGGTAAAACGGGATGATGCTCCCGTTAATGAAATACGTACCGTTGGCATCAAGGATTTTTGCCTCTGCAATCTGCTTTGACATCTCTCACCTCTGTTAAACCGTATGTAATAAAAAAGGCCGCCTAAGCGACCTTATGAAAAACTTGATTAACCATTGTTATGACGCAGAATGTAAATATCGAAACGGTAATTACCGAAGAGGACTTATGTTGATTGATAAAAAGCTTCCTTCCCCTATGTACCCAAACTCAGATATGAGTAATCGCTCAAAGAGAAATCATTGGTTCGTGAGGGAAAAGGGTAGTGATCAGCCAAATGATCAGTCATGGTACGACTGGTGGAAGTCCCGCTCTCTTGGAGAAGGAAAGAATGGACACATAGCATGGCGGTCGACGTGCATAGCCAAAAGCGTGCCCGATCCATTCAACCCCAAAATTTACTTTGAAGTCGAATTTAAAGCGCCTGATGGCAATCTCTATAATCTAGCGTTCACTCTCGCTCCTCATGGCCCGAATAAATGATTTCCTATGCCCCTAAATCAGGGGTATCGATTTACCACGCTGCTTCTGAACTGCGTGTATCTGGCGGTTGGCTTCGTTAAGTACCTTTTGATGCCTTTGAATTAGTTTTGAAGCAGCTTTCCCTTGCTCAAATGAAAACCTCTTTGCTGCATTGATAATCTGAACCCCGTACTTGTTGATTTCCTGAGTGGCCTTCTCCGGGCGTGGCATTGGCGTCCTGTTCAGCGTCAGCACCTGACGCCCCGGTTTAGCGCTTACTCCCACCAACAGGGGATTAGCAGCTTTCCATTCAGCCTGCTTAGCTCCGCGGCGTTCGCGGCGACGTGCTTGTGAGTCCATACATCCTCCTGTCAGTGTGTTTTGGTGGTGCGGTCCATCCAGGACTTTCGCTGGCGACATGGCCTCAAATATCCAACTGCCAGCCACACCCCAAAACAAACTGTTTCGGTGTATTTGCCCTTCTTCAGGGCTAACTGTTAATGAGCATTCACCGTCCTGGTGAGTAGTGCGTCCTGCTGATGGACTTAATGTATGCGTTATACGCATATGCGTCAAACGCAAATTTGTTTGTGTGTCTGGATTTTTAATTATCACAATGAATTTATTGATAATTTATTTTTGTAAATGCCATCTCAGAGAGTGTGTGATAGGGTTTTCGAAATGTGGATGGGGGAATGTATGGATATAAAAGAGTGGATTGATGGTTTGCGCTGGCTAAGTGCGGAGCAGGTTGTTGATGTGCATTTCAAGCTGCAAGAGAAGATTAAGGTGCACTATAAGTTGCGAGCAGATGGTAACAACCTGGAGAGGGCTATTCAGCTATGCGAGCAGCATGTAGCCCTCGCAGAGTTGGCCTTTCCGGCACTCAAAGAAAAGCATGAAGCACAGGCCAGAGAATATGAGGAGTTAACTGGAAGGCGGTACCCAAGTGAGTTCTATGTCCCTTCACATCATGGATACAGGCAGTTGATCGCAATCATGAAAAAGAGGAAAGACTTTGAAAGAGTAAAGCAGCTTGAAGAGAAAAGGCGGCTTGAAGGTTGGAGGGAGTAGGGCAACAAAAACCCGGCATGGTGGCCGGGCTTTTTTGTGATTTTTAACCAGAAAAATAATTACTTGTGTTATTATTTGGCTTTTCTGAGCCTTTGCCTGAATTTTTAAGCAGTACGGAGGCTCTCTCACTCGGCTTTGAGGGGTTAAAAAGTTTCTGCCACTCTCGCAATTCGAGCTTTTTGTCGAAGTTTTTATCTGCCATATCAGTACCCTAGCTTTGCTTAGTAAAATAGTGATGGTTAAGATTTTGGTCAAAATAATGTTTCCTTTTGACCCATATAAATCCATCTCCTTTGGATATTATAGCAACATCGATTGGACCGCCAACAGTTTCATTATCGTAGGACACTTTACGTTTAAAAGCTGTGAGATTAACAAGGGATTCTGCCATGTATGCGAGATCTTGCTTGGGAAGGAACTCAATCATTTCAGTGACTTTTGAGGTGTAAGTATCTCTTATATGTGTATCAATAACATCTTGATACCGATCAAATCTCTCAGTGATTGCCCCTTGGAAAGCCTCAAGAACACTGTTGTTGTCCTCTTTAGAAAGATTGAGAGAAGATAGTTTTTCTTCTGCAATATTCATTATTTTGTCTTTTTCAAATTCTATACCAGCCTTCATAAAGCTCTTCAGTTGATGGCTTATTCCGTGTAAAAAAGTCTCAACTTCTTCTTCTTGGGCATAGGCTGTCACGCCGCACAAGCCGCCTGATGAGCTTTTATGCAAGTTTGGTGAGTATCGTAGCTTATCTTTGTAGTATCCAAGTACATCATATGCTAGTACGGCAGGCATGAATTCTTGCTCTCCATAACCTGCGAACACCAATCCAGTATTACGCCCAAAAGGAGATTTTTTACAGGTGATATATGCAAATAATTCGCCAATAACTTCGCAAAGGGAATCAGGTATATCAATACCTTCTTCTTTGTGGAGTTTTTCTTCGCAAATATCTCTAGACAAACTTTGGGTAAACTCTAATATCTCAATTATATGGCCATCATCAAAACTGTCGAAGAAATGTTGATCCTTTAGTCCATTTAAAATTATATGGGCCTCTTCTTCAATGATGTCATACGTTTCCTCTATAGAAGGTCGCTCTCCCGTTTCATCTATTATTTCGTCTATTCGTTTTTTTTCGATGTGATTGATTAGAGCGGGGAAAAATCTGTTGCTGTATGTGTCTATTAAGTAATTTTCTCGAACATCCATAGGGATAATATTTTTACTTATACACAGGAAATCCCAGAATTTAACAGCGTACTCTTCTATTGTATCATATGCTTGGTTGCCAAGCATCTTACGGAATTGCTTGATTATCATTTCCCATGGGATACCACATAAATCCGCTGAGCCGTATACCATAATACCTACCGGGTGATGTTTGCTTAGAGCAAATAGTTTATCGGCTCCGTTGTATATTTTATTTACACCAAACTCCCCAGATATTGTTACGGCTGAGTCTGCTGCTAGAGAAACTGCTGATTTATTGAAAACTGCTATTTCTGCTGTCATTTAAATCACCATTTAAAATATATGAAAAATGTAAAAAAAAACATACTAATGATAAATTGCTGTGCATACAGATAGTAATCCTTATCGAATGCCCAACAACCACCTGGAACTGGTAGGTTTCAGACACAAAAAAAGCCGCATCTCTGCGGCCTCTCTCTACTCAAACGTCTCGCGGTTGGGCTCGGATCACTGCCCTGGCATCGCATACCCACCAATGACAAACCAAGCCAGAAGAACCACAGCAGAAACGATGATGGCAACGGGGAACAGATATCCTATCTTCATGAGCAATGACTTCCTTTTTGCCGTTAAACGTAGCGTGTCACTGAGTGGGTGTAGATGACTCTGCCCAACACCTTCAGATACTTCTCGTTCTCTTCCCTGATAAGCCAATCAGCGTATTTAGGGTTGTCGGATCGAACCAGTAGGCCATCAGCTGTGAACTGCAGGCGCTTAACCATCAGCGAACCCTTGAACTTAAAGACGTAGATGCCATCACCGTCGAAGTAGTCTTTCGAGATATCAACGAAGATATTGTCACCGGTCTCGATAGTTCCTGACATGCTGTCACCAACAACGGTGATCACCCGCATACTCTCAGCTGGGCGGTGGCCGAAAATCTCCATGGCCTTATCATTTTCATAAATGATGCTGGAGATCGTCTCATCCACTTCATTGAACACCGCTACGCCATTACCAGCGCTCGCCTTGGCATCCAAAACTGCCACTACATAGCTTTTAACTTCTGTATTAACCGTTTTATCGACCGGATCAATACCCAGCTCTTCTTCAGTGAATAGGTCGGCAACCTTAACCCCTAGGGCTGCTGAAATCTTAACTAGTAGTTGCTCGGTAAACCCCTGAACCCCGCGCTCAAGGCGAGATATATTGCCAACATCGCTACCGACAGATGTCGCCAATTCAAGGATTGTCATGTTCTTCGCTTTGCGAAGCTGCCTGATTCTTTTTCCTGTTTCCATGCTCTCATTAAATTGTTGTTTTGCGTCACGCGCAAAGCGTATTGCGCATATTTGAGTTGTGGTGTAATATGCGTACTACGCATTAAATGGAGGTTTTTATGGATACGCCATTACGTAAAATGCGAGTAGAGCGTGGTCTGACGCTGGCAGAGCTTTCAGTTGCCACCAATATCGATGTTGGAAATCTGAGTCGCATCGAACGTGGTAAGCAACTGACTTCAATCGAGACAGCAGAAAAAATCTCACGTTTCTTTGATGGCACCATCAGTGAGATGCAAATCCTCTACCCGCAACGTTACATGGCTGCACAAGTAGCAGCCTGATTTACCCCCGCTCTTTACACATCCCGAGCTGAAGAAGCTCAGTAATCCAAAAGACTACAAATCTATGTGGCGACCGCTACGGCTTCGTCACGTAACTCATTATTCAACAAAGGAAGTATTACAAATGGAAGCTGCAAACACCCGCAAGAAGGCAACCTCAATCAACAGCTCGATTCTGAACCGCATCGCATTGCGTGGACAGAGAAACGTAGCTGATGCATTGGGGATTAACGAGTCGCAAATCAGCCGTTGGAAAGAAACCTTCATCCCGAAGATGAGCATGCTTCTGGCTGTTCTGGAGTGGGGCATTGAAGACGATGAGATGGCAGAGTTAACGCGCCGGCTGGCGAGCTATCTGACAAAAGAAAAAGCCCCGAACTGCGCTAACAGTTTCGAGGCCTGACGCGAAAAGACTGGATCAATTCACAGGAGTAATTCTAATGCCGAAACGAAGAAATTACCAGGAAAAAGAAGAGCGCCGCCCCCCGGATTCACCTGATGGATTGGTCGTTGCAGCTGCCAATAACAAGCCGTTCGCAGAGCGGTTTATTGGCGTTTTCAGACTAGCCAAAGCAGGAGTGAAGAAAGATGGGCGTCGTTAAGTTATCAGACTACAGGCCGCCGCTGGAGGTCGTGGAGCATCGCGTGGCGCAACTCGAAGATGGCTTTACTCGCATAGCGAATGAGCTACTGGATGCCGCTATGGCCTCCGGGCTGAGCGAAACGGAACTTTGCGTACTGCTTGCTGTATGGAGAAAAACCTACGGGTTTAGCAAGAAGATGGACTGGATAAGCAACGAGCAGCTGGAAGAGATGATCGCCAAACATCACACTCACTGCTCAACGGCTAAGAACCTGCTTATCAAAAAGAAAGTGCTTCTGCAGGAAGGCAGAAAAGTTGGCATGAATACCAATATTTCTGAGTGGCAAACAAAACTTAACGGATTCTGCAAAACATTAGCTAAACCTGCTAAGAAAACCTTAGCAGAAGCTGCTATCGAAACTAAGCAGAAGTTGCTAACCACAAAAGACAATATACAAAAGAAAAAAGAAAATACCCCCATACCCCCACAGGGGGCTGTCAGAAGTTCACGACAAACAATCCAATTCGACCGGGAAAGAGTGAAGTCCACATGGAACGCGAAAGCTGAGACTTACGGACTGCCAAAGATTCGCAGTATCACTTCCACTGTCGAAAAGGGTTTAACCAATCTCTACAAAGCCCACCTGAAGCAGTGCAAAGAAACCGGCCGTGAGCCGCGGGACGTTGACACGCTGATTAACGGATATCTGGAATTTGGCTACCAGCCAACGCGCTGGGCTATGGGGGACAACCCGGAAGGAAAGAGGTACGGAATAGAAACCGCGCTTCGCCAACAGAAGATTGACGAGATACTCGGACAGGAGGCCTGATGGACAGCTACGCATTCGAAGAGCAGCTCATTGGGGCAATGATGATCCGCGGCGACCACATCGACTGCAGAGACATCGCCGGCAAACTCCCTGAAGAGGCCTTTTTCAATCACCACCTGCGCCAGATGTACCGCGTTATCACCTCACTTCTTAGCAAAGCTGAACCTCTGGAAATGTTCGCTGTACAGGATGGCGTACCGGAAGCGACTAAGCATTTCGTTCTGGAAGTCGCCGGCCGTTGTACATCGGCTGCAAATCTCCGCGGATGGGCAAAGCGCGTTCGCCAGTGCTGGATGCTCCGCAAAGGTGAGGCTGAATTACTCCAGGCGGCAGAACTTCTTCGCTCAGCAAGCACCCACGATATCAACGACAAAATCGCAGAAGTTAGCGGGATTGTCGGCCGGCTGCAGTTCGAAACCAATGACCGCCTGCCGCGGAAGATTGGCGACATGCTCGGTGATTACATGGATGTCCTGGAAAAGCGGATGCATGGCGCAGAGTCTGGGCTCTATCTGAAAACCGGTATCGAACCGATGGACGAAGAGTACGGAGGCTTTGACCGTACCGACTTGATCATCATCGCCGGCCGTCCAGGTATGGGTAAAACAGAGCTGGCTATCAACATCGGCAACTCAATCGGCCGACAGCGTGGCCGCGGGTTAATGATTTCGATGGAGATGTCAGAAATGCAGGTTGTCGAGCGTCACGTGGCAGACCGTGCCGGCATCGCAATCGGAGCGCTGCGTAACCCTCTGGACATGATTGATGAGCAGTACACGCGGTTAACCGCGGCAACCGGCCAGCTTCAGGATGAAGAAAACTATGTCCTGGATGAAACGCTGGGCGTGGACGAGATTATCGCCCATGCAGAGCGCCTGAACATGGACGGCGGTCTGAGCTTTGTCTCCATCGATTACCTTGGACTCATGAAGAAGCCAAAAGCCGAGCGTAACGATATCGCCATCGGTGAAATCACACGCAAGCTGAAGCAGTTCTGCCTGCGCAACAAAGTCCCGGTCATCCTCCTGTCCCAGCTTAACCGCGGCGTGGAAACTCGCATGGATAAGCGGCCGACACTGGCAGACCTGAAGGACTCCGGCGCGATAGAGCAGGACGCTGACGTAATCATCTTCCCTTACCGGGATGAGGTCTACAACGACAAAAGCGACATGCGAGGCATCGCTGAAATCATCGTTGGAAAATACCGCTCAGGACAGCCAAAGACGTTCTATATGGGCTGGCGCAATGGGCATTTCACAAACATCGATCAGGACGAAGCAGCGCGACAGTTTGCAGAAAACGAGCGCAAGCCTGAGCCAGTTAAGGACTGGAGATAAATCATGATCATCCAATCATCCCAACCAGAAACCACTCTGCCATATCGTGTCTGGATGGCTATCAAAGATAATCCACAGTGCCGGTTGCATAGCGTTGCAAGAATGCTTGGCATGGAGCCTAAGGCAGTTTCATCGGTGTTTTCAAAGTTGTGGCAGACCGGCAAGATTCTCCGCACTGGAGACCGGAGCAATTACCTGTACACGGTGGCACCTGATGCTTCGCACCCAGCCAAATACGGTCGTGGGCCATACAAGACAGCTGAGAAATGCGGCGTCACCTGCAGGCTGAAGTTCGTCAAATCGACGGCAGGCAACACCATATTCGACGAGTGCCGCCAGAACTGGAGCGGATATCAGATTAACAAGATGCTTGAAGGAGTAAGGCTGTGAGAATAAATAACCATCCTTGGCCATTATGACGCGCAAATCAGTGACGTGCAGCTTGCTGCTTAATTTTTACCATTTCCGGCAGAGAGAAGGAGTAAATCAGGAACACTTCAGTGAACCCAATCATTTCCTCTGCTTCATACTGAGTAAACTCCTCATCAGAGTGAACCGCTCCATTTGAATCAATTCTGACGATATGAGCCCAGTCTTTCATTTGCTCTGTAATCTTGCCTTTTGCAGACAGCATTGAAATTCGTTGAGAAAGTCGCTCTTTCCCTGATTCTTCCCCAAGAATTGTTCTTGTCGCTATATCAATGACCTTTCTGCAGAGCATAACTGACGTTTCGTAATTGCCCCGCTTGAGGTTATCCATTGATTCAATGAAGAATTTAGATGCTCTCTCAGGGCAGTTATCAGGTGCAGAATGAGTCGCTTCTTTTGGAAAATAATCTATGAGGTCAAAATCAAAACTTCCAGGTAATGAGTCATCACTATTCTGACGAACGTAATCCATAGGGTTTCGGTTGTATGGTGAGCCAACATTTGCTGAAACAGGATTTCCGCAGCTGCGACAAAGGAAGCTTACACAGTATTGCCCCACTGCTTTTTCAACTTGCCCAAATGCTGTAAGCACTGCTTTATCCCTTAGGCAGTGAGGACATGTAATATCCAATGTGAGGATTCCCATGAATTATCCCTATCTATCGAGTGAAATATCTAAAATTATTATGAGTGCTGAAAGGCCAGAGTTTAACCTTTCTCAGCTCTATGAAGCATCAAGTAATGATCAAAAAATAGAATTTGTATGCGCTCTAATAGGAAAAGTTATAGAGCAAGACAGGATGCTTAGAGGCAAATTCAATAAAAGGTAGTCAATGCAAATCGACCTGGTTAAACACCCAGGCGGCGTATTCTCTCCAGCACATGAAACAGACATCGAAAGACTCCAGCGATTCAAGAACGGCGAAACCTACACCGCCGAGATAAAGCTAACCCGCCGACCGGCATTTCACCGAAAGATGTTCGCCTTCTTCAACTTCTGCTTCGCTCACTGGAGCGCCGAAAGGACACCTCTCGCTAACGCAGATGAAGCCACTCAGTTTGACCGATTCAGGAAGGACTTAACCATCCTGGCCGGATTCTATGAGCAAACGGTTCGGCTTAACGGTGATATCAGGACGGAAGCCAAGAGTCTGGCATACGCCAACATGGATGCTGACGAGTTCGAGCGCTGTTACAAGTCGATGATTAACGCCGCCATTAAACACGTATTCGCCGGTACCAAAGACCAGCAGATACTCAATCAACTACAGAGCTACTTCTGAGGAGAGCATGCACAAAACATGGTTTCGACACCACGACCTCACAACAGCAGAAGCAGACGAACTAATCCACCGCTACACCCTCCGCAACGTTAAAACCGAAAAGACACTCAGCGCAGACCCCAGGTATTGGGTTGTGCTCGCTTTGCTGCCTGAGGGAAGGACAGAGCCGAGAGTAGACAAAATATATCAGCAGAGGTGCTGGCAATGACGCTATCAGAGGAACAAATAACCGACTACGAACGCAACAGCAACACAGCCGCTGGTCTATGCGCTGGTTGTGCAAGAGTGCTTGATGATGACGAAGTGCATGTGTGCGGGCAGTGCAGTAAAGAATTCACAAGGAGGGGCGCAGATGAAAGTGCCAAAGGCTCGAAAGTGTAGGATATGCAAAAAGCGCTTCAAGCCGCTAACCCTATACGAATGGTGGTGCTGCGAAAAGCACCGGGACGAATTAGCCACAAAACTCGCAGCGGAAGCCAAACAAAAACGAATACAGCAGCAGGAGAAAAATCGAAAGAAAGAAGCCCAGCAGGAACGCCAGTCACTCAAAGTCCGCAAGTTAGCCCTCAAGCCTGACAATTACTTCAAGAAACAAGCTCAAGACGCCTTCAACCAGTTCATTCGATTACGCGACCATGGCCAGCCATGTATCAGCTGCGGGGAAACAAATCCTCCAGACCTGCACGGCGGCCAGTGGGATTGCGGTCATTTCAAAACTGTAGGTGGATTCCCGGAGCTTCGCTTCGTCGAAAAAAATGCGTATCGCCAATGCAAATCCTGCAATGCCGGATCAGCAAAGCACGGGGCAAAAGCGGCGACGGTAGCTCAGCGTTATGAGCAAGAGCTGGTTCTACGCTTCGGTCAGGATTTGGTCGACTGGCTAAACGGACCACACGAAATGACGCATTACAGACGGGATGATTTCATCCGTATTCGCGATGAGTATCGAGCGAAGTGCCGTGAGCTGACAAAGAAAATGGAGCAATCGTTATGAAATGCAAGGTTGAAGGATGTGATCGTGAAAGCGACTACATCACACAGCAAGTTTGCCAGAAGCACTATTTCAGAATGATGCGCTATGGCACTTACGAGACTACCAAAGTAGGGAAGCGGCAGGAGCGAACTAAAAATTCCAAGGGATACCAAATGATCCACCTTCCTGAACACCCACTGTCTATGGCAAACGGGTTTGTTTATGAACACCGCATGGTTATGTACGAAAAATACGGAGAATCCCTGCCAGCATGTGAGCTTTGCCTGAAGCAAGTTGATTGGAAAACCGTGCATATAGATCACAAGGATGACTCTGTTGATAACAACCAGCCAAGCAACTTAAGAGTGTTGTGCAGGGCATGTAATGTCATGCGTGCGCGAGTACATATTCCTCAGCACACAGTAAAAAGACGGCATTCAATTACATACAAAGGCGAGACAAAGACAGCAACAGAATGGGCAAGGGATTCTGGGGTTCTCGTTGCGGGGAACACGATAGTTTTGCGCTTAAAAAAGGGCCTCTCAGTTGAACAGGCTCTGTTTGGTGAGAAAGCCACACATCGTGGAAAAAAAGCCAGCCCTAGAATCCCTCAGTATGGCGAGTATCAGGGCCCTAAAAAGTCGGAGGACTCATGTGCAGCGTAACCAACATAGCTCTGGCTCAACAGAGACAGAAAGACAGAGAGATGCTTCAGACGTTAGACGAAGCACTGAAGTGCAGCGACGAAACCAGGCAGCGGCTGGAGTCGATGCGTCGTGAGGTGATTAATCGGCTGGGTGATAACAAACCTGATCCGGAGGTCGCATGAGCGTAAGAGAGCTAAACCTGACTAAAGACCAGCAGGACTGGATAAATGGTTGGCTGGAGCTGTGGGGTGCTTGGGTCTATACCGGCAGGCTTGAAAAGCGCATGAGCAGCATGATCGCTCAGTGGATGGAAAGCGTTGAACCCTCCCGGGTGATGACAAGGCCAATGTGCAATGATGATGACGGAATGTTGATTTCTCAGGTCGTAGATTCAGTCATGTGCATTGACACAAAGGCATTGGGTATTCTCATCAGCTATTACGCCCACGGTTCTTCTAAGCGAGCAATTGCATCCTACTACCACAAGACCGCAAAGCCCCGCAAAATCGACAAGGGAAGGCTTGGCGAGGGGTGGCGAAAGCCGTCTGAGGAAACTTGCAGGAAAGAGGTTTCTCAAATCATCAATGCCAGCCTGTTTATGCTTTACTTTCCGCTTCAATCTGCATTTAAAAACCGCAAACGTGTAGATAAAGTTAAGCATGTTGCATGAAAGTTCTTGACTTTGCTTTACCCATTTACCCATAATAAGTATGTAAGCTGCCGTTAGTGACTCTTAAGTTTCTGCGGTGGCGAAAAATTGAAAATAGATGATTTACAGAAAGCCCCGGGTTAATAGCTCGGGGCTTTTTGTTGATTCATCTTGGTTTCTGCGTATGTTGTACCGGTTCTTTGATGGTACTTGTTGAATGTTGATAGTCTTGTGAGTATCATCTTCCGCCAACAACTACTCTGTAACACCATAAATTGAAATTAGCGCGAAGTACTTGTCATTCATATCTACATTGGTTAGGTTGGATATGCAGACAGAACTTATCGGACTGCTAAGGAAGCGTAATGCAAAACATTCAAGCAAAAGTTACCTATCTTATGGCCTTTTTGGTTGTCCCAGTTTGGGGCGTGTGGATGTGTTCGCTCGTTAAATAATCAATCAATCTGATTATTCCTATAATCCTCAAGCTTTTCTTATCCTTATCCAGTTACAATGTTATCGAATCTAACGATCTGCGCAGACGTTGGGTAACACTAACTGGCATAAGGAGAAACCTATAGAAGACGCTCAACCAACCCCATCAAAAAATCTCGTGTGGGCCCTGCTTTTTTTGGTGGGCATTACCATTTCGGTTGTTGGATTTTTCGGAAGTCGCTTGGTAAACCAAGTTGATGAGATGAACAGGTCACTGCAATCATCGAGAGAAGTTCAGGCGTCCCAAGCAGAAATTATCAAAAGTCAGCAGCGTGATATTGATAACAACGGGAAAGAGATTGAAAAGCTCAAAAGCGAACTAGATCGCCAGAAAGAAAATAACGCTGAAATAAGAGGCAAGCTGAAGTTATCCAGCCAACTCGATACCTCCAAGGCTGCCCCCAGGGCAGCTTTTTTGTTTGTGCTCATCCCAAATCCCGGAACACCCTCATTCTTTCGTAGCGCATCGCGGTAACGGGGTGAGCGCAAACCAAAAACACTTAGCGCTATCTGCGCATTCACTTTTCCCTTCAATAACACACAGCACAGCCCGTAAGCGGGAGGTGAGAGATATGCGTATGCCTGACAAACAACCCGATATCTGGGCTCAACTATTCCTGTGGCTGATGTCAGTTAAAGAGCAGGGCATTGGCGCTCTGCTGGCGGCAACGATGGCTTATCTGCGAGGCCGTTACAACGGCGGCAAATTCTGGCGAACGGTAATCGACGCCATCATGTGCGCGATGATCGCCTGGTTCGTCCGCGACCTGTTGGATTTTGTAGGTTTGAAAACTGACCTCGGCTACATCGCCAGCGTATTCATTGGATATCTCGGCACTGACTACTTTGGTGGCCTGCTTCGCAGGGTTATTGGAAACAAAACAAACACAGGTACCGGCGATGCAAACCAGTGAGAAAGGCATTGCCCTGATTAAGCAATTCGAGGGCTGCCGCCTGACCGCATACCAGGATAGCGTTGGCGTCTGGACTATCGGTTACGGCTGGACGAATACAGTAGATGGTAAGCCGGTAAAAGCCGGAATGACCATCAGTCAGGATGTTGCTGAGCGCCTGCTGAAAACTGGACTGGTTAGCTACGAGAATGACGTGTCGAAACTGGTTAAGGTAAAGCTGACTCAGGGTCAATTTGATGCTCTGGTGTCCTTCACATACAACCTCGGCGCTCGTCCTCTGTCGACATCGACTCTGTTGAAAAAGCTGAATACAGGCGACTATCGCGGCGCTGCCGATGAATTCCCTCGCTGGAATAAAGCTGGTGGTAAGGCTCTGGCAGGGCTGACCCGTCGCCGTGAGGCAGAGCGCTCTCTGTTTTTGCCATGAGCCGCGCAAAGATAATTATCTGGGTGGCCGTCGCTGCAATTTTCTTCTCGCTGAGTTGGACTGTCGATCACTACCGCTCTACCGCTATTGCATACAAAGAGCAGCGTGATAAAGCACTCGCCACTATCACCGATATGCAGGTACGACAGCGTGACGTTGCCGCACTTGATGCCAAATACACAGTAGAGCTTGCGGATGCAAAAGAAACCATTGAGCGTTTGCATAGCGATGTCGTTGCTGGCCGTAAGCGGCTGCAGCTCAACGCTACCTGCACAAATAACACCACCACAGCCGGCAGCTTGGGCGATGCTTCCACCGCCCGACCTACTGATTCCGCTGAACGGGATTATTTTACTCTCAGACAGCGAATCGAAACAGTGACGAAACAGGTCGGCTATCTGCAGGACTACATCACAACGCAATGTAGTAAGTAATCTAAGCAGCCAGGATGCTTATGATTATTAACTACTCGAAAGCTTGGTTGCTGCTATCGAGCACAATTTTAGTAATGTGCTGGATATCCCCGCCAGGTCCTTGTGTTATCCGGTGCTGGACGTTTGTAACATTGGCGTAGTCACCAGAAGTTGTGCAAATTGATTCCCTGTCATCGCCACGAAGATCTTGAACGTTGATCGAGTCGCCGCGGGAGATTGGGCCAAAAGGCGTTTGAGATACCAGGGAAATAAGAGGCTTATTTCCTTCAGAACCAAATACAAGCAAATTATAGGTGTTAGTTGTTTGGTTACTCATGTGTAGTCCTTAACAAAAATTTAAGTAAAGGTTAAGCCGCGGAGCCTGGCGCACGACGTTTTTAGATATGGTTATTAAACAATTAAAATCAACGCCGGTGCCGACAGCTTACGATGAAATTGTGAGGTTAAACACAGTGTCCGACACCTACAAAATCACGATCACCACCATATCCAAATAGACCTTCACCGGCCTGATGAAGCGTAGCCAGCCCGAATTCATTAACAGATTCGTCGCGCTGGCGACCGATACAGGCGAGTGGCGTTACTTTCGTCCGGATAGCGTGGAGAAGTTCCACTTTGTACCAGTAGAGGTGGACGCCACAACTAAACCTGATTAGTTAGCTTCTTTTCTCATATCGCAATTAAGCTAATCCAAGCATATGGAAGTGAGATTTATGCAACGTCCTGACGATTCTTACTGGTGATGAAGTGATAACTTCCATTACAGATCCAGTAATATTATTACCTGACCAGAACCCTTGAGCTCGTTCTTCAATTGCTTTTTTGTATGGAGATGGCGGATTAGGCGAATCCGCTAGCCCCATATCACCTTTATGTATTGGCTGCGATGAGTCAACAAGTTCGATTTCTGACAGTAAACACCGTTGAAAATGGTGATAGGAGTTTATTGCACTATCGATATCTTCGAAAAGGAACACGCAATTTAGCCGACTAGGGAGATGGCTAAAAGATTGAATCCTAACCATCTCGTATGTCTGTTCTCTTGCAAGAACATAATTAATATCCGCTGTTGTGTATGTTTCAAGCATTCTTCCCCAGTTCCCAGGAAGGATAATGCTACCTACCTCTAATGGTATGGCATGAAAATGATAGTAAATAGACACAAACTAACCTCTTGAGATTATGAATATGGCACTCACCGACAAACAAGAAATGTTCTGTCGCGAGTACCTCATCGATTTAAACGCCACACAGGCGGCTATTCGGGCGGGGTACAGCGAAAACACCGCCCGTAAGATTGGCAGTGAGAACCTCACAAAACCAGACATTCAGGATCGCATCGCTGAACTGAAGTCGCAACGCTGTGAATTGGTAGGTATCGACGCTGCATACGTCCTCCGGCGGCTTACCGAAATTGACCAGATGGACGTGCTAGACATCCTCATGTCAACCGGTGAGCTAAAGCCGGTAAAGGACTGGCCAAAGGTCTGGCGAACCACTCTATCAGGCATGGATGTAATGGAGATGGCATCAGAGGGCAGCACGGCTGCTTTGCTGAAGAAGATTAAGTGGCCGGATAAGGTGAAGAACCTTGAGCTGCTCGGTAAGCACGTTTCTGTCCAGGCTTTCAAAGAGCAGGTAGAGCAGAGGGTGACAGCCACTCACAACATCATGCCGGTTCCGTCCTGCGACAGCGTAGACGACTGGGAGAAAGCGGCGCAGCATCAACAGAGCGAGGTTTTAGGTGGATGACATACAAAGCAGTATGGAAGCCGCTACCTGGCTCGCAATCGCTCTCTCTGAGCTGCCCTTGTAACGAGATACTTTACGAGGGAACACGAGGCCCAGGAAAGACGGCGGCACAGTTAGCCCGCTTTCGTCGTCTGGTTGGCCTTGGTTACGGTTCTTTCTGGCGCGGGGTGATATTCGATACCGAGTATAAAAACCTCACCGACATCATCACCCAGTCAAAGCGTATGTACCGGCTATTTAACGATGGCGCTCGCTACCTCGCCTCGGCATCAGAACTGCGCTGGGTGTGGCCAACTGGAGAAGAGCTGCTCTTCCGTTTCGGCAAAGAAGAGGGTGACTATTGGGACTATCACGGCCAGGAATTCCCCTTCATCGGCTTTAACGAGCTGACAAAGCAGCAGTCAGCCGAGTTCTACGAAATGATGTTCTCCTGCCGTCGATCGTCATTCAGGCCGGAAGATTACCCGTTAGCCGATGGTTCACTGCTGAAGCCAATCCCGCTGGAAACCTTCAGTACGACTAGCCCTTTTGGCATTGGCCATACATGGGTGAAGAAGAGGTTCATTGAGCCAGCGCCTCGCGGAACCATAATCCGCGAAACCCAGCAGGTGTTTAACCCTCAAACGGAGCGCGAAGAGGATGTGACGCTCACCCGCGTTGCAATTCACGGCTCGTTCAAAGAGAACCCTTATCTCGACCCGCAGTACATCGCAACCCTGATGGCTATCAAAGACCCTAACCGACGCAAGGCATGGGTAGATGGCTCCTGGGATGTAACCAGCGGAGGCCGCTTTGACCACCTGTGGAATGAATCTCTGCATGTCATCAAGCCATTCACTATCCCTGACAGTTGGACTGTTGACCGCTCCCATGACTGGGGTGAGTCGAAGCCTTTCTCTAACCTGTGGTGGGCTCGCTCTGACGGAACGTCGGCAACGCTTCCCGATGGGCGGGCTTTCTGCCCTCCGGCTGGCTCCCTGATTCTTATCGGTGAGTGGTACGGCTGCCCGCCTGACGAGCTGAACAAGGGGCTTAATATGTCGTCTACTAACGTCGCTAAGGGTGTGGCCTGGATTGATAAGCGCCTCTCTGGTGAGGAAGTCGATGAGCCGGAAGAGGTGCAGGGCAAGGGGCAGATGCACATCATCCCCGGCATCTGCAAAAAGGTTATCCCTGGACCAGCTGACGGTGCCATTTTCAACACTGGCGACAACGAGCTATCAATCGCGCAGAAGATGGAAGCGCAGGGCGTTAAGTGGTTGCCAGCTGACAAAAAGCCTGGCTCCCGCGTCAACGGCGCTTCGGTCTTTGCTGACATGCTTGAGGCCGTCATTGAGGGAAGGAGGTCAGAATCAGGCATCCCGGAAAAACCAGCATTCTATGTCATGGAGCACTGTCGCGGATGGATAAGCCGCATACCGGTACTGGTTCGTGACGACAAGAAGCCTGATGACGTTGATACCACCCAGGAAGATCACGACTGGGATGCAACGAGATACGCAGTGCTTCACAACCCGCCACGTTACGCTAATGACCTAACTTTCACATGGTAATCACATGACCGACCAGAACATTGACTATCGCCACCCGGCATATACCGAGTTTTTGCCCGAATGGGTGATGATTGGTGACTGTGTTGATGGTGAGCGGAAGGTAAAGCAGAAGAAGACAACGTATCTCCCAGACCCAAGCACAACCCCGGAAAAGGATGATCCCAGCGGGAAGAGATATAAAGACTATCTGAATCGCGCGGCGTTCATTAACGCCACTGGCCGCACCCTGTTCGGCTTAATTGGTATCGCATTCAATAAAGCGCCAAAAATAGAGCTGTCTGGTGGCATTAATGGCCTGGTGACAGATGCGGACGGAGAGGGCCAGCCTCTAGCCCAGTTAATTCGTGATGCCCTGAGTCAAACGTTACAGCGTGGACGGGCTGGAGTTCTTACTGACTACACATCAACTGGTGTGCAGACGGAGGCCAGCAAAGGCAAGCCAGTGTTAAGGCTATTCACGGCAAAGCAGGTAATCAACTGGCGAGTAACGAAAGGTAAGACCTCACTGGTAGTTATCCACTACATAGAGCCTAGAGATGACCCACAAAACTTTGAAATCTCGTTAAACAACTTCTGGATAGAACTGCGCCTGATTGATGGCAAGGCACACTCCAGGTTATGGACTGATGCCGGAGGCAATGGCGTTCAGGCTGGAGACTTGAAGCAATTACTGGATTCATCCGGCTCACCGCTAAAGGAGCTTCCATGGTCATGGATTGGGTCGTCAAATAATGACCACACGCCTGACGCGCCGCCATTGGCCGATATTGCCTATACGAACATAAAGCACTATCAGGCCGAGGCTGACATTGCTGAAGCGGCTCACACCGTAGGGCAACCGATGGTGGCAATTACCGGGCTGGATCAGCAATGGGCGAAAGATTTCCTGCCCAACGGCTTCATTGTCGGCTCACGTAACGGGTTGTCTCTTCCGAAGGGTGCAGACTTAAAGTTTGCCCAGCCAGAGGACAGGAACCTGATCGTTACCGTGGCAGAAAGGCGAGAGTCGCAGCTGGCAATGCTCGGCGCAAAACTGGTAGAACGTAATTCATCTGCCAGGACTGCAACGCAAGCCGGGGATGAAGCTCAGACGGATAACTCAATCCTGTCCCTGTGCGCCGGAAACGTAGAGCAGGCAATCAACCGGGCGTTAAAGTTCGCTATCGCATTCTCTGGGAGCGGAGATGGTAGCGTTGAGCTTAACAAGCGCTACGAGATAGCCAATCTTGACTCTGCAGCAATTACAGCGCTGATGTCTGCCGTTCAGAGTAACAATATGCGGAAGATTGACTTCATTCGCTATCAGCAGCGTATGGGGCTGGTTCCTGCATCTGATAATCCTGATGACGTACTCGATGAGCTGGATAGTCAAATGTCTGGCGGCTTGTTCTCTGCTATCGAGAGCGTGCAGCAGGGGCGGCAACCGGAGTAATCACTGATGAATGACTCTGTTTTTGATAACGCCGTCATGGTCCAGTCGATGCTTGAGAGGCTAAAGGCTGGACAGTCTGCGGGAAGCCGGGATATAGGCATAGAGATTCGTCGCGCTGTTGCTCTGGCGCTTGCTGATTTTTCTGGCTCAATATCATCAAAGAGCCGTGCCGAAATGATAGCGAAGGCGCTTAAGCGTGAGCTGAAGCCTGTGCTGGATAATCACGCATCTCTATTGCTGGACGCTGCTGATAAAACATCACTGCAAATGGCTGAGCTTGAGTATTTGAGCTTCGTCCAGGTGTTTGGCGATGAGGTGGTAAAAAAGGCTGGTGAGGATGCGTTACGCAAGTCCATGCGCAATAGTCCCATGTCGCTTAAAAACTGGAATGGCCCGTTATACCTTCCTGAGTTTATTGAGGCGTGGGGAGTGATGGCATCAACTCAAGTAACGAATGAGGTTGTAAGGACATTCTCTGACAACGGCACGGTAAGCGACTTGCAGCAATCCATCAATGGCTCTCATTCTGATGCTGGGGCTTATGCTGTAGTCAGTAAGATTGTTCTCGATTATGACGCCATATCACGAACAGCACTACAACATGCTCACAGCATGTCAGCGGTAGAGTTCTACATGGAAAATCCGGATATCGTGGATGAAGAGGAATTTGCTGCGATACTGGACAACAAGACCTCCACCCTCTGCCGCTCTCTGGATGGAACGACCTACCCTGTGGGTAAGGGGCCGCGACCGCCGCTACATATCCGGTGCCGCTCAAGAATGCTACCAGTTATCAATAAGCGCTTTCGTTCAATGCTGAAACAGGATGCGCCTGGTGATTCTGTCTATGGCGAGGAAACGTATTACCAGTGGCTTGAGCGTCAGTCAGTAAAACGGCAGGACATCATTCTTGGCCCCACTCGCGGAAAGTTATTCCGTGATGGCGGGTTAACGCCTGATCAGTTCGCAAAGCTACAGCTGCACAAAAACTTTAAGCCCATGACTCTCGAAGACATGAAAAAGGCTGCGCCTGATGCCTTCGAGCGAGCGGGGTTAAATTAATTGTGTTATTTTTGGCGGCAATAGGGATAACCATGGGGCCATTATGAAGCTGGTAGACGCAGAAAACCTTCTGCATGAAATTATTCTGGGTTCATCTAATAGCGATACGGTGGATCTTGAAAAGCTTATACCTTTTCTCAAAAAGAAATGCGGCCTTGATAAATATCTTTCCCTGCAAGAACACGGGATTGAAAATCTATTAGAGCGTGGCGTGGAAAAAGGATGGTATGAACTCAGATACGATAAAAGCCTGATAACAGGTGGCAAAGGTATAGTGACGATAACCATCAAGCACCCATAAATTAATCAAGCATTTGTAGTATTTAACTCTGACCCCGCCATAGCGCGGGGTTTTTTATTGCCTGCGATCTGAGATCGCAACATCTAACCCGAGGTTATAGATGACCATTAAATTTAAAGTCACCAAAGAAGAATTTGACGCGCTGGATGATGCTCAGAAGGCAATGTATGCCGAATCTGGCGAGGGATATCAACTGGCGATTGAAGGGCTGCCGGATGTTAGCGGCCTGAGCAAAAAAGTTGACGAGTTGCTTGGCGAAAAGAAATCCGAGCAGGAAAAACGCCGGGCAGCGGAAGAGGCGGCAAAGAAAGCAGCGGAAGAGCAAGCCCGTAAAAACGGCGATATCGAAGCGCTGGAGAAAAGCTGGGGCGAGAAGCTGTCTGCGCGAGAGGCTGAGCTAATGGCTCAGGTTCAGGAGCGTGATAGCCGTCTACATACCCTGCTGGTTGATAACGAAGCTCAGCGTCTGGCGGCAGACCTTGCTGGCGATAACGCAGCACTAATCCTTCCGCACATTAAATCACGCCTGGCTGTTGAGGAAGGCAAAACGCGAGTTCTTGACCTGTCTGGCAAGCCATCGGCTTCAAGCCTTGAAGATTTATCGAAAGAGTTTCGCTCCAACAAGCTGTTTGCGCCGGTAATTATCAGCTCAAAAGCAAGTGGCACCGGGGGTGCCGAAGATAAAAATCCTGGTGCCGGAGGCGATGGATTCAAACCTAAAACTGACACTAACCCGCTCTATGCGCGGGCGCGTGACATTATCGCAAAGACTCAGGAGTAACACATGTCCTTATATGTTTTTCAGCAGCAAGTATCTACAGCAGCAACCGAACTGGTGGCGCAGGCAGTACAAGAGTTTAACGCAGCATCTGGCGGCGCTTTGGTTCTCGGTGGCGGCGATCACATTGGTGATTACGTCGAGCAAACCTCATGGCAGCTTCTCGGCGGCCTGGCTCAGCGCCGTAACGCTTACGGCTCCGGCAATCTGACCCCGCAGGAAATGGGGCAGCTGCTCGACCGCATGGTAAAAATTGACGGTCGTATCGGACCAATCTCCGTCACGCCAACCATGATGAAACGTCTGGGCAAGGACGTGAACGAAGCATCAGTGGTAGTTTCCGTCCAGGCAGCAGAGGCAATGATTCAGGACTATCTGAATACCACTGGCTCAGCGCTTAAAGCGGCCATCTCAACCAGTGCCGAAGCGGTGACTGACCAGTCCAGTGCGGCAGGTGTAGCACCATCCCTGCGCGGCCTGAACAAGGGCGCTCGCCCGTTTGGTGATGCCTACTCCCGCTTGGTGGCGTGGCTGATGGATGGCGCAACGTTCAATGATTTCATTGATGAAACGCTGAGCAACGCAAACCGTCTGTTCCAGATTGGCAACGTATCAATCATGCAGGACGGCATGGGTCGCCGGTTTGTTGTGTCTGACATCCCGGCGCTTGCTGATGGTGACCTTCAGCACGTTCTCGGCCTGACTGTCGGCGCTGCTGCCGTTAGCACCACGCCGCTGATCATGAAAGCGCAGGATGTGCTGGGGCAGGAGAACATCAAAGCCCTGATGCAAGGCGAGTATGATTTTACCCTGGGCATCCGTGGTTATCAGTGGTCGAAAGATAGCATCAAATCTCCGACTAACGTGCAGATTGCCGCGGCGGCCAACTGGAAGCAGATTGCTACCAGCATCAAGGATACCGCTGGCGTCCTGACAACCTTCGGCAAGAAAGGGGCGTAATCATGGCAGTGCAGATAACAGCGGCGCAGGTTAATGAGCAGTTGTCTGCGCTGGGCTATGAGGCGGCTGGTTTCATCATTGATGCCTACTTGTGCAAGGTGAATAAAATTGACGCCTGTCTGGACGGGGCGGGCTATGACGACTGTGACCAGTTATTGATAAAGGTCTACGCAGTCGTACTAATGCTTGCCTCGTCCGATGTCAGAAAGGTTTCATCTCAATCATCACCTTCCGGGGCTTCTCAGTCGTTTAAGTATTTCGATGACGGTAAAGCCTCGCTCTATTCATCACTGGCGAAGCTGGACACATCAGGGTGCACATCGTCATTGCCGATTGATAGCGGTGGCGGCGTGCTTCAGTTCAAGGTGAACAGGGGGTGACGGTGTGGATTGACGCCTCAGAAAGAATCCCAGATCCGTTTGTCAGGGTGTGGGTTAAAACTGATTCCGGGCGACAAACTACCGCATACATCAAAAGTAGCGGTGAGTGGTTTATTAACTGCGAACGCATACGGGCGACCGGAACTCAGGTTGTAAGGTGGCGATATTGAGCAAGACAGCTCGCTGGAACTACACGGCGAAATGCACTATCTGGAGAAACCTGGGCTTTGCTGAAAACGGCGACCCTTTAGGATGGTCTGAGCCCGAGATATTCATGTGTGAGTATCAGGGGGGGTTATCTGCAAAAGTAGGTGATATTGGCACGGAAATCACGGCAAAAAACACTTTTTGGACGGAGTTTTCCGAAGCTAAGCGCGGTGATTATGTTCTTATTGGCGAGTCCATGGAGCCTGATCCGATTGAGGCCGGAGCCGATGAGGTGATGACCGTTCTCAGATATGCCGACTCATTCTATCGACAGGCAGATGACTTCGCCTTAATTACCGGAGCTTGATATGGGCGTTAAGGTGAAAGGAGTGAGCGCTGCACAAGCAAGACTTGATGCTGTAGTCGATAACATTGTCAGCCGAAAAGCCCTCAGGGCGATTCATTCCGCACTTCTTCTTGGCGGCGCTCAGGCAGCGGTTTACACGCCGATAGACACATCAAACCTAATCAACTCACAGTATCGTGACGTATTCATGAGTGGAACAAGAATCACAGGGAGAGTAGGTTACTCAGCTAATTACGCAGTTTACGTTCACGATCCGGATATCAGGCAAAACTTCACACGCACAACCGCAAAGAAAGAGTTCCTCACAAAAGGGTTTGATGACATGAGAGAGCAGATTGCGGCTGTGGTGAAAAAGGAGCTGAGTCTATGACCCCTGCAATGTACAAGCGGGTGCGGGACGTCTTTTTTGAGAGTGGCCTAACTGATGGGCTCAATATTCAGTTGCTGGTCTGGACTGACGACCCCAACGATAAGCGCCTGGCTAAAAGCTACATCGTGTTCCGTCCTTCTGGCGGCTCAAATATCGACAAGGATATTGGCGGCGATCATTACGTCATGGTGGATATCATTTCCGCTAAAGGCGTGACCGAGCACCAGAAGGCAGACGACGCTGTTAACCGCATCATCGAGTTCGTGAAGCAAAATCCATTGGTCAGCAAATGCCTCGGCCAGATAACAAACCTCGGCGGCATTCCCGCGCCAGTTCTCTCTACTGAGGGGCGGCTCGTTTACCGCCTCATGTTCGCCTGTCTCTACGGCAGCGATTAACCAAACACCAAATCAACCAGGTCGCGATGTGCGGCCTTTTTTTATGCTCATAAGAGGCCTAAGACATGGCAATTTGTCAGACCGATAACACAAAACTCTTTGGCCGCGCCGTCATTCTTGAAGTGGCTGACGGCTGCGCCGATGCGGTGCCTACGGAGGCAGATTTCAAGCTGCTAATGCCTGGCACATCAAAAACGTTCGATATGTCACCGAACACAACCACCTCATCCGCTGATGACACCAAAGGATGGGTTGAGAACATCGTCACTTCTAACGATCTGACTCTCTCCTTCGAGGGTGAGGTGCGTGTAAACGACCGTTCCGATCAGTACGGGGTGTATAAATTCATCAAGTATTACGTCGCAGAGGCAACTGCAGGCCGCCAGCCTACGCTTTGGGTGCGTATGACTTTCGGCCAGATTCAGATTCAGGGTTACATGGTTATCACCGCGCTCAGCAATGACGGCGGCACCGATGACATCGTTACTCTGTCTACTGAGTTCAAAGTGGCTGATGGTTCTACCGTGCAGGTGACAGACGTTGTTGATGATGTTCCGGTAATCGGCGTCACCGTAGCGCCGAAAACTGCATCCATCGCTGTAGGCGCAACTCGCCAGTTGGCTGCCAACATCGCCCCGACAAATGCCACCAATAAAGCTGTCACTTGGTCATCTTCCGATGCCACCAAAGCAACGGTGAGCGATACCGGCCTGGTGACTGGCGTAGCCGCAGGCACCGTGACCATCACTGCGACTACTGCGGACGGTGCCAAGACCGATACTGCAGCTATCACCGTGACTGCGTAATTAATACAGAGGGTTCCTGTGGGCCCTCGATATTGATTATGGGGGAGCAATGACACCTTTAACTGAAATTGGCGAGTGCCTTATCGGCGCTGGCCGCCGCGAATACTTCTTTCGCCCATCATTCGCTGCAATGACGCGCATAGGCTCGCCAGCAGAGATTGTGCAGGCCTTTTACGACTTAAACCATGACGCAGTGTCACCGCTGTTTGCTCGCGCCTATGAGGCTTACGGGGGCGTTCCGGCGTGGCTAATGGAGCACGTCAGTAAGCCAGGGTTTGCCGATAAGGCTATTGGGGCAGCGATTAACATCCTGCAGGCGTGTTGTGAAGAAGATTGTTCGCCGCTGACCGGCGCAATGGTGCCGAGCCGCAGTCGTACAGGTGAGCTAATCTGGATGCCAGGAGCGATGTCTTATGAAGAGATGGTGATGATATCCAGCTCGCTTATCACCCACGGCATTATTGGAAAGGCGAAAGTTCGCAAGCTGCAGCGCAACGAATCAGGCCAGATGACGAGAGAATTTCACGCTATCGAATACATCAACGCCGCCCGCTCACACTTCGGCATCTCGAAAGATGAAGCGATGAAGTTGACCATGACCGATTTCCAGTTGCTGCTCAACACCAAATATCCCGAGCAGAAGGGCTTCACGAAAGAAGAGTACAACACCGTTGTTGATGACTATTTCGCGAAGAAGCAGCGGAAGCTGGATAAGCTTGGTTGAATGTTATGTTGAGATTTTGCTGTATATTACAACATGTGTATTTAATCACAGGATTTACCGAATATATGTAAGGATATACATTATCAATAATTTATATTTTTCAAGGTAATGCGCATGGAGCAGGAAAAGCTTGTAATAAAATCAGCAGAAGACTTCTGGGCTATGATGTCGAGACATTTGGAAAAAGAAGAGGATATATTTTCCGATGGCATTGAGGTTGAGTTCGATGGTTGGCCCCAATTATTTATTAAAGTGAATGGTGAAAAGTTTAACTCATCGCTTACTGGTTCAATGATATGCGGCTTGGCAGCAATGAATGAATCATTGCAAAGAGCTTATGCTATGGCAAAGTATGGGGTGCCCAATCTTCAAAAACTCACCAATGATGATAAGAAGTCGTTAGATGTTGTTTTCCAGATATCAAAGGGATCAACAGAGTCATGCACCGACTGGTCATGCACAGCCAACAATGCTCTTAATGTTCTCCAGGAGTCTATGACAGGCATGAGCGGCACAGAGAAAATGGTTGTTTTATTGGCGTTGATATCCGCCTTAACTCTTGGCGGGTGCTACTACCTCCACAGGAAGGGAAAGGATAAAGAGAATGAGGCAGCAGCCAATGTCAATCTTCTTGAGGCTAATCGGCAAAACACTGAGTTGGTAGTTACTGGGATGAAAGATGCGTTTAAATTGGGCGCAGAACTGAAAGCAAATGGTGAGTCGTCTAGAAGTAAAGAAATTGAAGGCTATGGTGATACTGCGAAGGTTTCTGTTCTTAAGTCCGTAGCGAACGATGCAGATGCTGCTTTTGTTGGTGGGCAGAGCTATACCGGTGCGCAATTACTAGACTTTAAAAACAGGCAATCAGTAAAGCGTGATAGCTGGGAGGCAATTGACAATTTTTACATTCAGGGTCTTCAGCGAATAGGGAACACTACGGACTTTAATATGTTAGTTACCAGGCAGAGCACTGGTGACACATTCAATATGAAAGTTGCAGAAGACATGACTCGGCCTGGTGAGATGGATCGTCTCGCCTCAGCGGTTGTCACCGGAGAGTCATTCAGGATTAGCTATCTTGAAGTTAAAGAAAATGGGGTTGTTGTCAGGGGCCAGTACAATTTAATAATAGATAAAGAGCCACCAAGAGAAAGTGGTACTGCTTGACCTGCATAACTAAACCCACCACCGGGTGGGGTTTTGCTTTTTGACAACAGGGCGAAAATTACGAAATACCATTAAGGGATGGAATATGACAACGTGGGGACTTGGCGCATTGATTGCAGGTTTTATATGGTCAATAGTGGCTTACAATATGTCCACTTGCGCACTGATTGAACAGCGATGCGTAGAGAATATCTTTCTAATTGCCGCAAGGGAAAGCCACCTGCGTTATGGTTACCTCTTAATGCTTGTGGGGATTGTATTTACAGTGCTGGGAATCATCAGAAGCGTCTACAAAAGAAAAACCACAAAGGCAGCATAACCCACCACCCGGTGGGTTTTTGCTTTCTGGCGACTATAAATTACGGTAATCCCTCTGCAGAAAACCTCTCTCTTGTCGATATCGCTTTTACAACTAAGCGGATGAGAGGGGGAGTGTGATTCAGATTGTTCGAGAATGAGATTCAGAATGGCGAGAATCTCGAGCCCCTTATCGCCTCTTTGAAATGAAAAATGTATAACTTAATAAAGGAATTGAGAATAAAAATCGTTCTCGTCTTCGTAGACGGAATGATTAGCAATTTCTAGATATGACGTTTTCCATCCTGAGTACTCAATAAAATAATTGAAGCTCAATGCAAACCTAGCATCACTCTCAATTACATTTGTATCTACAGGAACCCAACAAGTCCAAATGTTAGGAAAAGCATCACTAAAGTTGAAGTTAATTCTTGCATTAGTAACAATAACAACAGCTTGTACGTTGTAATTATTGGCTATTAGCTTAACCCCTGCCATATCGTTAATGGTTATGGCTCTTATGCGATGGCTGAGATCAACCACCATCCCAATATTTCCTGGGGAGAATAATCTAATTGTTGCTGATATTCCTCCTGCCGAAGTCGCAACTGTTTCGATATGTTTAGTTCTGCGTGCAATTTCAAGAATAGCATTGACCATTTAATCACCTAATTGTTGTCTTCGTTCAATAGCCCACTAGGTGGGCTTTTTGTTTTCTTTGTCATCATGATCAGGGAAAGCTAATTTTGACAACTTATCAACCACCCTGGTCATTTTCTCTAGAACGCCAATATATTCATAAATCGACTCATCCTTAGCCCTAATAACTGCACGCAATTCCCTGGCATCGCCAGCCGGGAAGCCGCTTTCTTCAGCTGCAATTGCATCCTCAATAATCTGAATGATCTCTGCATTCATTGATCTGCCATTGCGCTTTGCTCGCTCGGCTACAGCATCCCTCATACCATCCGGGAATCTGACATTGAATTTGTCGTAGTCTTTAACCTGTTTTTCTGACATTTGCCCCCCCCCTTAAAAAATCAATGGTGCCATATTGCCATATCAATTCAATGGTGGCACTATGGCCTTGTGGTGGCAATGTGGCCTCTAGGACGAAGAGATGGAAAAGAACGAAGCAAAGACAACCCTGCGCTATCCGCAGAAGGTGAAAGAAGAGTTTAAGCGTATCGCCGATGAAGAGGGGCTTTCTGAAAACGCCGCACTTGTTCAGGCGTTGGTATGGGCTTTGAAGTTCAGAGGACAAATGCATGTGCAGTAAAAACGGCGAAGCCCAGAAGTGCGCTAACACCCTGGGCCTCTTATCGAACAAATCCGGCAAAGGAAATATCGACATGAATATTGTAGCTAAATCAGATCTTAACTTCCAGGGCATACATCTTCAGCCCGTAGAAAACATGGCAGAGACTTGGCTGACTGCTATCCAAATAGGCTATGCGCTTCAGTACTCCGACGATAAGGCTGTACAGCGTATCTACTCACGTCATGCTGATGAATTTACAGAAAAAATGACAGGGGTGGTCAAAGTGACCACCCCTTACGGTGAGCAGATGACCCGCGCATTTTCTCTTCGCGGAGCTCACCTGATTGCCATGTTTGCCCGAACAACGAAAGCAAAGGAATTTCGTCGCTGGGTTCTGGATGTTCTTGAAAAAGAAGTTTTGGCATCGCCAATCCTATCTGACTTGCCAGCAGAAGGATTGGATATCACGTTATCCTGGTGGTACGAAAACAATCTTTCTCTTCGGGTTAATAACCCTCCTCAGCCAAAGAGGCCTTTCCAGACGCCTAGCTTAAATGTGCAGCCTTACATGATGTATGGCGATGATGCGAAATCCCCAACGCTGCACCTTGTCTCGATACTGGAAGAAATGGGATTCGATCTCTCTGGCCCACGAAGCGAGGTTGAAGTAATGCGAACAATGCTCAGGAAGATGTATCCAGAAATTAGAGAGATTGACGCGATCAGAAGGGTTTCGAAGGCAAGGAATGTTTATGTTCGCGGCGCGAAGGGAGAGCTTCTTCTTTCTTAAATTTGCTCTGACATACGGCAATAAAAAAGCCAGCAGTTACAGCTGCTGGCGTATGTCACAAACCCTAACTTTCACATAAGGAATGTCTAATGACTGCATTGAAGATAGCAGAACCTAGATCTCATGTCACTATGTCAAGCCGCGAGATATCTAAGCTCACAAAAAAGGAGCATAAGAATGTTATCCGCGATATCTGGGAGATGCTCGAGGATCTGTATGGCATTACAAAAGATGGCTCAAATCTGAGTCATAAGAAAAATCAAACGGTTACATTAGTTGATGGAGTCGATATTACTATTGACTCACGGGGATATGTATCAAGTTTCCGTCTCGACAAGCCTCATGTTGAGTGTCTGCTTACGGGGTACAGCGCTGTTTTGCGGATGACCGTTATTCGACACATTTACAGCCTCGAAGAAAAAATAAGCCAGCGAGCTCTTCCAGTAAGCTACAAAGAGGCTTTATTAGCTCTTGTTCAGTCTGAAACTGAAAAAGAACTGATCGCAGCTGAGCGTGATGAAGCAGTTGAAACCAAGGCGTGGATTGGCGAAAAGCGTGAAGCTACCGCTATGGCTACAGCTTCAGTGGAGAAAAGGAAGGCCAACGCATTGGCAGAGCGGTTGGGCGAGGGTAAGAATTACGCAGCAATCATTCCGGTAGAAAAGAAGACTGATGCGAAATATAAGTGGCAACCTCTTCGCAAATGGTGCCGTGAGAATGGCGTCACCCCACATGAAGTTGAAGATCCACGCTTTGGTACAGTGAAGTCATGGCCTCGTGCTGCTTGGCTTGCAGTGTATGGCGTTGATATTCGTAAACTGTTTTAGCGACCTACACAAAAAGTGTAGGTAAAACACCATACCCGCTTCGGCGGGTTTTTGCATTGCCTTGCCGCCATCCTTTGTTAACATGTTGCTACTTGTTACTTATGGGGATAGGGATGTGAGCCTTTCAGGATTTTCTTCAGACAAAGTCTCGTGGTTTAGACATTGGGTCATGCGTAAGAACCACTCAGAAATAGTAGATCTTCACTTCCAACTTACAGGGCTGGTAAAAGAGCATTACAGACTGAGATCTGATGAAAGGCATCTGCTAATTGCTATCAGTGCTTGCGAGTATATGATTTGTATATCTGACTTGGTTATGCAGTCTTTAATCGCAAAAGCAAAGAAACAAATCCATGAGTATGAAGAGCTTATGGGAGATTACCCACACCCAAAAACGTATTTTCGCCCCAATAATTACGGATACTATCAGTTAGGGGTGTTGCTTCGTAGAAACAAAGATAAAGAAAGAGAAGCTATCCTTGAAGAAAAGATGAGATCTGAAGGTTGGGGCTTGGGTTTTATAGATATCAGCTAGTGACATTAAAAATCAAAACAAACATAAAGGATTTATTGGTGAAAAAGTTTATCCTGATTTTTGCTATAGCGGCTTTAACTGGTTGCAAGCCAAGCGCCGAGAAGGCCATAGAATTGGCACAGAAAGAAGTATCTGCCGACATGAAAGACCCTGAAAGCGCAAAGTTCAGATACATGCGCTTCATACAGCAGGGCGAGAAGGATGGCGTTGTAGGTGGATTCGTATGCGGTAACGTTAATGCCAAAAATGGTTACGGCGCATATGCCGGATATTCACCTTTCTTCATAGCAATAAGCATGAAGTCAAAGGGCATCTTCTCTAAAGGTGTAACCTATACAGTAGATGACAAGAAGGTATTTTCTGACCCCAGTGAAAGGGATATGAAATATTATCTAAGCACATGCGGACAAGATGGCATCTAGTTAGCTAATTAATCAACAAACCTCGCTTAGGCGGGGTTTTTTTATGTCTGGAGATATTAAATGGCTCAAGATTTAGGCGGAATCTACTATGAAGTAGACCTCGAAACAGGAAGCTTAATTGCGTCAGTTAGAAAGGCAAAAGGTGAGCTGGGTTCACTATCAAAAAACTCTGACACGCTAAATACGAGCCTGAGCCGCTTGTCATCTACCATTAAGCTTGTTATTGCTTCTTCCGCGCTGCGTGAAATGGCTAGCATGGTGCAGAAGTACCAGGAAATGGCCGATCGCGTCCGCATGGCCACAGCCAGCACCGAAGAATTCGACATGGTGCAAAAGCGCCTTCTTAAAACGGCAAATGGCACTTTCCGATCGCTAGCTGAAGCGCAAGAACTTTACATCCGTAGTGCTGATGGCCTTCGCAGTATGGGTTATTCAACTCAGCAGGCAATCGACGTTCAGGACTCAATGTCCTACGCATTTGTTAAAAACGCCGCCAGCGCTGACCGGGCGAGCTCAGCAATTAACGCTTTCACAAAGTCTATCAACACCGGAAAGGTTTCCGCTGATCAGTGGGAGTCGATAACGGCAGCAATACCAAGCGTGATTGAAGATATTGCCAGCGCTAGCAGCAAGTCAGCCGCAGATGTTCGAGCGCTTGGTGCTGCCGGGAAGCTCTCAGCAAAACAACTTACAGAAGGCCTTAAACAATCTCTTGATGCAAACGCTGAATCAGCAAAGGGGATGTCCAATAACCTCACCGATGCCAGCGTGAGAATTAAGACAGCAATCACAGCTGTTCTCGTTGCGGCAGAAAATCAGACAGGGGCTCTACAGTCATTCACTAACGGTCTTATCAGTGCTGCAGATGCAATCCTTTCTTTCAGTGACAACGAAGACGGGATGAAGAATCTGGTAGACGCAACCACGGCTGCAATTACGGTGTTCTCGGCTGTAATTGCCAGCAGGTATGTCGGATCATTAGCTGCGGCAACTCAAGCAAAGGTAACTCACACCGTTGCAACTATTAAGCAGAGAGATGAGGAAATTAGGGCAACACAGGCGGCTATTGCAAGCGCTCAGGCTGAAATAAAAAACGCCCAGGCAACGATAGCTTCTGAGCAGGCAAAGGCCAGGCAGTTAGCTACGCAGTCAGCCATTAACAAGCAATACGGGCTTACTGTCAGCTATCAGGCCGAATACGCAGCCATTCAGCAGAAGATCACTGCTGCAGATAACGCGGCAACCGCAGCAAAGGCAAGGCTGGCAGCCGCCACCGAGCTGGCAACCAATCTAAATAAATCATATGCACTATCGGCTACTCTTGCGAGAAACGCGCTTGCTTTCATTGGTGGGCCGGCAGGTGCAGCAATGCTGGCAGCATCTGCGATATTCTATTTCTGGCAGCAGGCTAAGCAGGCTAAAGAAGAGTCAATTAACTTCGCAGACTCTCTAGATGGCGTAATCACCAAAATGAGAGAAATGAATCAGGTTCAACTGCAGGGGACTTTGGCTGACATAGCAAAATCAATAACTGCACAGAAAGAAAAAATTGATGATCTTAATGATTCCGTCTCGGATGCTCAGCGTGAGTACGAAAAGTATATAGGATTAGCAAGGAAGTTTGGTGTAGAGCAAGACCAAACAAACGGTTATGTTCAAAAAGCAAATGAATGGTTTTATACGCTAAGTCAAAGGAAAAGGGACCTTAGCGATGCAACAGATAAGCTTAATAAAACACAACATCAGCAGGCTGAAATACAGGAGCAACTTAACACCAAAGCCAAGGAATCTGATGCTGCATTTGATGTTCTTGCAAACAACCTGAGAACAAAGATACCAAATGCAAGCGAGGCGGCCATTGCCGCAATGGCTGCAACTATGCAGAGCCTTGACTCCTTAAATAAAAAAGCTTCTGAATCTGGAAAAGCGGCAGAGCCTGAACCTTCATCAGAAGCTAAGAAGCTGATTCAGAACGCAGAGCGACGTCTTGCGCTATCAAAACTTGAGGGCGAGGCCAGAGCAAGGTTGCAGGCACAATATGATGCAGAAGATGTTGGTCTGGCTGCCAATGACCCGGTTACAAAACAACTGCAGGATCGCTACGCCCAAACTGAGAAGAACACCAAGGCTCAGAAGGAAGCAAATAGCGAGAGTAAAAAATCAGCGTCTCAGGCTGATTCAGTAAATCAGAAACTGGATGACCTCAAAAACAAATCCCAACTTGCCGCAGAGTCCGCGAAAGACCTTAACAGAGAGCAGGCAATCCTGAATGCCCAACTTTCGCTTGGTAAAGGCGCAACCGAGGCTCAGAAGAAGCAAGCAGGAGATTACGCAGCAGAAATATGGGATACAGCCAACGCACTTAAAGCCCAGGCAGCAGCAGAGAAGCTTATCCCGGAGCGACAGGAATCAACTCGCTACACGCAAGAGACTAAAGACCTCAAGACAGCTCTCGACGCTAAGAAAATAACTCAGGACGAGTTCAATCAGGCCACAGAGAGAGCCGAGCAGCAGCACCAGTCCAACCTCGCCAAAATTCGCTCTGATGCCGTGGTTAGCCCCATCAATGACGCCCGCGGCTCAATCGACCCGGTGCAGAAGCTTTCCAATGAAAACGCCCGTAAGCTTGCTCTGATTCAGCAGTTTGAAACTGAGAAAGGGAAGATAACGGCTAACGGACTGGCCTTGATGAATGCTGCCAACCGGCAATACGAGCAGCAGCGACTTGATGCTCAGTGGGAGATTTTCCGGAATCAGAGCCAGGCAAACGAGCTTCTGGCCACCTCTCTTGATGGCCTTCAAAGTGGCGCATCCAGTGCTCTTACAGGACTTATCAACGGGACTCAAAGCTTGCAGGAGGCATTCGCAAACATCGGCACAACCATCCTGAACAGCGTCATAAGTAGTTTCGTTCAGATGGGTATCGAGTGGGTGAAAGCTCAGGTAATGGGGCAGGCAGCCGCAACAGCCGCACTAGCATCAACCACCGCACAGGCTAGTTTAGCAGCATCTGCATGGGCTCCAGCCGCAGTGAGCGCATCCATAGCAACAATGGGAAGCGCGGCGGGTGTAGGCCAAGCCGCTTATAGTGGTTCTCTTCTCGCTGCCAAAGGTATGGCAGTGGCCGGAGCCCGTAAAAATGGCGGCCCGGTATCTGCCGGTGAAATGTATCGCGTAGGTGAGGGTGGCATGCCTGAGATTTATCAGGCCAGCTCCGGCAGGCAGTACATGATACCTGGAGATAATGGAAAGGTGATCAGCAATAAGGATATGCAGGGCGGCGGTGGAGGTGGTGCGGTTATCCATCAGACTGTTGAGTTCCACATTCAGACCACCGGTGGCATTGACGACGCAACAATGGCGAAGATGTCCACCATGATGAAGCAAGTCAGCATTAACACCATCCGCGACCAGCAGAGGCCAAACGGGCTACTGCAGAGGAGTCGATAATGCCTGAAATATTCACCTGGAAGCCTGAGCGAGGCTACACCGTCAGCAGGCAGCCAAACGTTGCAGTGATTAAGCTCGGTGAAGGGTATGAGCAACGGCAGGTAAAAGGTATCAACCCTTTGATGGATAGCTACTCGCTGACCTTCAATGGGACTGACGGCCTTTGCGGTAGAGCTAACATCGCTAAGGCTGTCGATGCCTTCCTGAAAGCCAGAATGTCGGTGGAGGCGTTCTACTGGACTCCATCAGACACCGGAGTGCAGCGGCTGTTTGTATGCCGGTCATGGAGCACCACAAAGACCGGACCACATTTCCAACTCACAGCCACATTTGAACAAGTTCCACGATAAGCCGAAAGACGGGAGATAGTTATGACTTTAGAAGAGCGTGTTGAAGCACTAGAAGATTTTATGGGTAAGATGAATATTCAGCAGCAAGAAGTTGAAGCAGTGAGGGAAATAGTGAGAAAGACTACTAATGAGGTGATTGCAAATGCGCGTCGTCCGGGCGGTCTTTTGAATGCGGCCCATAACCAGGCCGCCGAATTTAAGATCGCACGCAGTTCACAAAGCATTAGACCTAATGACGTTAACGCAATATTAGAAAATGCCAGACTAAATGTGATTTCAAATGCCTGAAATTTTGAATGCGTGAATTTTTGTCCTCTGAATTGTTTCGCTTGTTTCAGGAGTTGATGCGGCCTCTGCGCTGTGCCATAGAGCTTTTGTATTGAATCTGAATTTCTCTAATTGCTCAGGTGTAAGAACCTTTATTAGTTGGCGAACAACAGAATCAAGAGCGTCTACGCGGTCAATATTTCTCTGCAAAGTTTCTTTTTCCATTTGAATCCCTTAATAGAGGTAATCAGCCATCCCTCATTGCTGTGTGCGTCCATGCCCTCACATGGACGGGCTGAGCCTCAACCTTAACCATCAAACAGGATATATCACATCCTGATATTCGATCAGTAGCCACCTCCGGGTGGCTTTTTTTATGGGGAGTTATCCGTGCGCGACATACCAGCAGAATTAATTATTGAGAGCGTTGACGCTGGCGTTGGCGCGTTTATCGACCTGTTTGAAGCAGACCTACAGCCTTATGGCGGCGACGTTGTTAGATTCCACTCCGGGACTAACGGCTTCTATACGGACGTAATCTGGAAGGGGCGAGCCTATCCAGCTTACCCGATAGCAGTAGAAGGCTTTGAGATGAAGAACGAAGGGACGTATGCACGGCCAACGATGGCGGTGGCTAACGTTTCTGGTCTGATAACCGGAATTAACAGCGACTTTGACGACATGCTTGGAGTCGTCATTACCCGTCGACAGGTGCCGGTTAAGCATCTTGATGCAGTTAACTTCCTGAACGGTAACCCGGATGCAGACCCTACCAAAGAGGCTGTCTCCCGTTACATCGTGGAGGAGATGACCGAAGAGACATTTGAGCAGGTCACCTACTCCCTTGCGACTCCTGTTGACTGTGATAACGCCATTATCCCGGCGCGTACAATACTGGCTGACGTGTGTCAGTGGGTTTATCGCGGTGAAGGCTGTCGTTATGACGGGCCGCCCGTAGCAGATGAGCGGGATAACCCAACAGCCGATCCGAATCGTGACCGGTGCTCTCACCGTCGCTCTGGTTGCAGAATGCGATTCAAGCGCCCAGAACCAATGCCAATCAGCAGCTTCCCAGGCTCTCAGAAGGTTTCCTGATGCAAGAGTGTATCGACTATGCGGCAACGTCGCAGGATGAAGTGTGCGGGCTGATTATCGACGGCAATCGCCTGTTTCGCTGCCGTAACGCACATCCCGAGCCGCATAACCAGTTCCGCATCAGTGATGATGACTGGCTGGCGGGAGAAGATGAAGGCGAAGTAACTGCAATATTTCACTCGCACCCGGCAGGTGGCTCAGTGCTTTCAGCGAATGACCGTCGAGCACAGCTGGCGACGGGCCTTGAATGGTGGCTAGCAGCTAATGGGCAACTTATGAAGTTCAGACCGGCGCCGCATTTGCTGGGACGTAAGTTTGAGCACGGAACATCTGACTGCTATTCAATCTTCCGGGATGCTTATCACCTGTGCGGGATTGATTTGCCTGACTTCGAGCGCTCAAACGGGTGGTGGCTGCGTGGCGAAAACCTGTATCTGAAAAACCTCGAGGTGAACGGGTTTCACCAGGTTGAGGCGAAAGACACACAGCCAGGCGACATCATCATCCGGGTTCCTTTTCCAGGCTGCGACCCGTGCCACGCGATGATTTATCTGGGCGATGGCATGGTGCTTCACCACGACTGCCAGGGCTATATAAGTCGCCGTGAGCCCTACCGCCTGGCATATATGCGGCAAACACATTCCATCTGGAGGCATCACCAATGCTCATCTTTAGATTTGCGGGGCATCTTCGAAGACATTTCCGCCAAATCTCTCTGAACGTGTCCACTCCCGCGCAGGGGATGAGGCTTCTGATTGCTCAGAGCCCCGGACTGAAAAAAGACCTCATGAATACGAGAGTCAGGCTCCGTCTGGCCGGGGAAGAAGTATCAGACGATTCGATAGGATGGCAGATGGACAGGGAATTGAAGCCGGGTTCGACAGTGCTATTGGTGCCAGTAATTGAGGGCTCCGCAATTGGTGTAGCGGCCTGGGTGCTTATCGCCGTTACGGTCGCTTCGGTTGCTTACTCTGTTTACATGGCAAGAAACATGAAGACAAAGACTTCGGCAGAGGCTGCGCAAACTAACAGCATCACAAATAACTCATTTACCAGTGCTGAAAACCGAATCGGACAGGGGAGGCCAGTGCCAATCCTTCTGGGTGAAATGGTCGTCGGAAGTAACGTGATATCCCTCGGGATAGACACGACCAACAACATGGACTGGCAAGAATCAATTAGCTAGCAAGCCACCTTCGGGTGGCTTTTTTATTTCCGGAGATTGAGATGTCATCAGGCGGCGGCAAAGCTTCAACACCAACACTTCTAAACGACAATCTGCGGTCTAAGCAGTTTTTGAAAGTGCTGGATATCATCAGTGAGGGGCCAATCTACGGGCCGGTAGACCAGAATCACCTTTCATCCTTCCTGTTAAACAAGACTCCAGTAACTAACGTTAATGGCGACACCAATATCAACGGTGTAAGCGTGGCCTGGCGTCCGGGGTCTGAAAGCCAGTCTCCTATTAATGGTTTTTCGGCGATTGAAGCGACCACCATCGTCAACAACGACGTCACCTTTAATACGCCACTAGTGCGAACGGTTTCTGATGTTGATGTGACAAGGGTTCGCCTGAATATCGGTGTGCGAAGCCTTGTTGAGCAAGACTCTAAAGGCAACCAGAAGAACACATCTGTTTCGATGTCCATTGACGTTCGCACTGGTAACAATGCCTTCCAGCCGGTTAAAACGGTGACGATTGGTCCGGGAAAAATCTCAGGAGAATATCTGGAGGCGCATGTCATTGAGGCGCCAGTAACCAAGCCATTCGACATCCGGGTGCGTCGCATTACGCCTGACAGCACCAGTGACCTGTTGAGCAATGGAACGGTATGGAACAGCTACACAGAAATCACAGACGACAATCTGTCATATCCTTTCTCTGCTATTGCCGGGGCTGTGGTAGATCGTGATCAGTACACGGACACGCCGACACGCGCCTATCACCTGCGCGGCCTGATTGTTGATGTTCCTGACAATTACGATCCGATTGCCCGTACATATAATGGCCTGTGGCTTGGCGGCTTCAAGAAGGCATGGACGAATAACCCTGCCTGGCTTTTCAGGGCGCTTGTGACGAACAATCGCTATGGTCTTGCTCGCAGAGCTGGATACATCGATGTTGATGACGGATCACTCTACATCCTTTCTCAGTACTGCGACCAGCTGGTTAATGATGGCTACGGCGGTAAGGAGCCGCGTCATGTTCTCAACGCATACATCACTGAGCAGTCAAGTGCGCGTGACATTCTGGACAAGATAGCCGGTATGTTTCGTGGAGTTGCGCTGTGGGACGGTATGCGCTTAACAGTGATGCTTGACGCACCGCAAGACCCGATAGCAGCCATCAGCAACGCTAACGTAGTGGATGGGAAATTCAGCTATAGCTCGGTGAAGCAATCAGAGCGATACAACGCTGTTGTGGTTTCATGGACTGACCCAAACAACGGCTGGCAGGACGCAAAGGAATACGTATCTGACGACACGCTAATCAGCCAAAGTGGGAAGTACAACGAAACTACCATTGAGGCATTTGGTGCGACATCTCGCGGCCAGGCGTGGCGGGCGGGTAAGTGGTTGCTGGAAACGGCAAAGCGTGAGAACAAGCGCGTAACCTTCCAAATGGCGCGTGATGCTATCGCTTTCACGCCAGGTGACATTGTTGAGGTGATGGATAACAACCACGCTGCAGCGCGTCTCGGTGGTCGCATCATTTCTCATGCTGGTTCTATCATTACCGTCGACGCTGATGTCTCTGAGCTTGCTGGCTCTGGTGATGGCATGTCCATCATGGGAAGCAACGGGAAGTTGGTTAAATATGAAATCGCCAGCGTGTCCGGCGATAAAATAACGCTTCGAAGTGCTCCTGCATGGGTTAAAGACGGCACTGTATTCATCATCTCAACAACAAATGTAAAAACGCGACTGTGGAAAATTCTCGGCGTCGCTGAGACAGAAAATAACTCCGTGTACAGCATCACCGCAGGCCTTCACGACCCTAACAAGCAGGCCGTTGTTGATGAGGGGGCAGTCTTCGAAATACCCAATGATACCGCCAATGGTTATCGCGTTCCGAACATCGAAAATCTTCGCATCATCAACACGAATTCAGAGACTGTTCAGGTTACAACTACGTGGGAAACCGCGACCACAACGCGCAAAATCACCTTCGAGCTGGCCGTGTATACCGAAGATGGGAAGGTTGTATCGCAGTACGAAACAGACCAGTTCCGTTATGAGTTTTATGGCATAGATGCAGGTCGCTACTCGCTGGGTGTGCGTGGCCGTAACGAGAACGGTATGAAAGGGGCGGAAACTCAGGTTAGCCTGGTGATTGGTGCGCCACCTGCGCCATCAAGTGTTATCTGGACTCCTGGTCTTTTCTCGGCTGTTATCGTTCCGGTTATGCGTATAACAGCGACTACTGACACATCATTTGAGTTCTGGTATTCCGGCGAAAACCGCATAGCGAACCCATCACAGATAGAAGATCAGGCTCAGTTCCTTGGTCGTTCGACGCAGTGGACGCTGCAAGGATTACAGGCAGACAAAACCTACTACGCCTATGTCAGGACGAAAAATGCTTTTGGTGTGTCTGATTTTGTTGAGGTTTCTGGCAAGGCATCCTCTGATATACCAGGAATGATTGATCTCATTGATAACGCCATCCGTGATTCCGATGCATTCAAAAATCTGCAGGAAGGGGTTGATACTAACCTTGAAGGGATCATGGAAAACGCGCTGGCAAACCATGGCACCGTTGAGCATCAGTATCAGCAATATGGCGAAGTCCGTGCCGATGTTCTTGTTGTGAAAACAACGGTTGCAGAAGTCGATCATGCTCTGGCTGACCTGTCAGAGTATGTTCAGGCTCAGGTCGGCGACCTTACAGCAGCAGTAAATCAGAAGATGACAGCGGAGGTTAATAGCGACGGAACTGCTAAGGCGAGCTATACACTCAACATGGGGATAGTCAGGAATGGTGTGAAGTACAACACTGGCTTTGGCATGTCTATTGAGCCATCCGGAAGCACATATAAATCAACGGTTGTATTCGCTGCTGACCAGTTTGGAATCTACTCTGGAAGCGATCCTGGAAATTATAAAGCCGCATTCTTTGTATTTAATGGACAAGTGTTTATTAATTCAGCATTTATTCAAAATGGCAGCATTGATAATGCGAAGATTGGTAATTTTATTCAGTCTAATAATTTTGTTGATGGTGTTTCAGGCTGGCGATGGGATAAGAACGGAACCATGCAAAACTTTGGCACTGATGGGGCTGGGGCAATGAAAGAAACAAACGTTACAAAAAGCGTAAGGGATGAAAATGGCAGGCTAAGATGCCAATTCGGTAAAATAACAGGGGTATTTTGATGACATGGGGATTTCAGAGTTGGGATGAGAATGGAAAGCCTAATAACTATGGCATAGTACCAATCACAGTTGTAGGAAGGTTCCCCTTATCTTTTGAGCAGATTTCAGGCGGCGCTTCTTTTTCAGTACCGCAGGGATACAAGCTAGAATACATACAAGCCCCCATATCCACTGGTTTTACTGAAAGGAGAAGAGTGGTAACCATAAATGGTGGCTCAGTTTCAATATCGGAAGGCGAAAGAACAAGCTTTGGAATAGGAACGGAATCGGCACAGGCTGCAATCATTGTGGTTTATTTACGGAGGTTATAATGTCGTGGGGGATGTTATTAACGACGGATGATGGAAATACTTTCATCACAGATGAATCTACTCCAATATCTTTGCTTGGGCGATATTCATCATCAGGAAGTAGAAGCGTAACAATTAATATTACGGTCAACACGGATGATGTTGTTCTCCCTTTCTGCCTATCAACTGGAGATACGTTTTTTTCTTATTCTCTCATAGGGGCATCACTTTCCGTTACTGCGACTTCAAACACTTCTGATGAATCAGCATTCACTTTCACATGTTATGTTTTTACGACCAGGGAGCAACCACTGCCAAGGTGGGGGATGGCGATATGGGATAAGAATGGAAAGTGCATTCTTACCAATGAAACAAGGGTGCTTACCGATATAATAACTATTGGAATAAAGGGAGGCAGCCCTTCCGGATTAACGCTATCAGCCACCAGAGCGGGTAAATGGGCAATACTACCAGAGCTTTCTGGATTCTATATAGGGGTGTACCAACAAAGACCATTCCAGATAGGCGTTGGGTTCGCTGCAAAATACGATGGTTCCAGCACTATTATTCATCCTGTAATGTCTGGTGTGGTTCCACCAGGGAGTCAGCTGGGTACGCCTCTGGATGCAAAAACAATAGTTCGTGCAATAGATATATCAAGGTACGAATAAAAAAGGCCGCCATTAACCGGCGGCACCAGAGCCCAATATCAAGGCTAAATTCTATTACTGGCAGGTAGAGGCTGTGAAATTTGATTTACTTACCCACTTCCAGTTGAAAGGATATCCAACTTTATATTGAGTCTGTCCTGCTGTCTTTCTAACTCCGTAAATCTGAACTGCGGTTTCAGTACCACCGATGTTTGCCTGAGCAGTGCATATTGGCTCTTGTTTCTCAATCAGTCCAGCACATCCTGACAGGTACATCACAGATGAAATAGCAAGCAGCTTGATAACTTTCATATTTAATTCCTTTCATAGAGGTTGTATTAACCACAGACAATCCGCTTGCGCTGATTTTTTTCTATGGCTGGTAAGTTACACGGCATTTAATTTTTGTAAATAATAACCACCCACCTTTTATGGTAGGTATCACTTATATATTTATGCGGGAGAAGTCATGTCTGCAGGAACACTTACGCTCACAAACAATAGCGCAGCAGTAACAGGCGCTGGAACGGCATTCAATACTGAGGTTGCGGCGGGTGATTTTATCGTTGTCACTGTCGGAGGCGTACCGTACACGCTGCCAGTTAAATCAGTTGAGGGCGTCACGGTATTAACACTCGTTAGTGTATACACCGGCCCGACACAATCAGGAGCCGCCTGGTCAGCAGTGCCGCGTGTTGCATTGAATATGGTCACCGCAGCCTTAGTTGCTCAAAGTGCAGAAGCGCTGCGTGGCCTGAACTATGACAAGCAGAACTGGCAGCAGGTATTCAGCGGAACAGGGACAATTACCGTTAAACTTCCTGACGGGAGTACATACACCGGTCCATCACTTAACTATTTTGCTTCATTATTAAAAACGTTCGACAAATATTCTTTTTTATACTCCCCGAAAGGGGGGTACAGGATAGTCCTCGGTGATGATGGATTATTCCAGATACAGGACGGGTGGGGAGTTAATAAACCAATCCCAGTGACGTCAGGCGGTACCGGTGCAACCGATGCGGGACACGCACGCATGAACCTTGGTCTGGGTGATGGCAATTTAGTGACTCATGGAGGACTACGGCTCGATACAAAAGCCAGTGCAGTGCAAAATGGCGGTGTTTTTGAGTCCCGCAGGCTGACCGATGACGGTACTGCTATTGTGTCGATGGCACGCATGTATCATGAAGTGCAAAGTGAAGCGGCAAAAGCGACAATCCACGTAACAAATGGCCGGGAAAAGCATAGATATTTTCAATTTGATGAGAATGGGCTTTTTTCCGGGGTTGATAATATCAATGTTGCAAAACAAATTTCATTCCCTGAATTAAATGATGTAGCGAGACTGGCTTTTGGTGGCGTAGTAGCAGGGGCTTCTGGGGCGATGTCGACCGCTAGAGTTCAGGGTGGGTCGTGGGGTAACTGGCGTAGCATGGGCGCCGGAACAATCATACAGTCGGAGGTAACAGGCGGGGCTTCAACTGTATGGAAATCGGTCGAATGGGGCCGGGATTGGGGCTCTTGCATGAGCACCGTTATTGCAGCGGATAATAACCACGCGACGGCTCTCATTGTGGGTGGCTTCCAGTCAACGTTCTATGCAAACGGCACGGCCCAGGGTAACTGGGTAAGTGCGTCTGACCTGCGTTTAAAAGCCAATCTCAAACGCATAGAAACCCCGCTGGAAAAACTGTCATCCCTGGTCGGTTATACCTATCTCAAGCGCGGAAATTTGGTAGAAGATGAGCACTCCTATTATTCAGAGGAGGCGGGTTTAATCGCACAGGACGTTAACGAGGTGCTGCCCGAGTGCGTGTATGAGTACGGTGAAGAAAAGATGCTTGGCGTTAACTACAATGGCGTGGTCGCGCTACTTGTTAATGGCTTCAATGAACTAGCAGAGACCGTGAAGCGGCAGGGGACCCGGATAGAAGAACTCGAAGCACTGTTAGCAAAAAAATAAATTCTCCCTCCTGCCAGACCCTTAGCCGATCGTGCCTCTTCTACTGTTGATTCCTAAAAATTCCAAAATATACTGTATGCATAAACAGTATTTATTGGGGTGAAATATGCCACGTCGTGATGATATTGAAGGAGCATTTTGGAAGGCTTTGAGGATAGAGGAAAACGGCCGGCGCACGGTCACTACTGCTGACTTTGTGAAAGAGTTGAACAAAGTGAACTGGCGGTGGAGCCTGAAACAAGCGAACGACTGGATTGAGAGCTCTGTTAGCACCTTCAAAGACGTATCGACAGAAGAGGGTGAAGCCAGGACATTTATGGTTTACAACCCTAACGGAGGGCTTTGATCATGGGTTTTCCATCGCCAGCTCAGGACTATGTAGAGAGCCGCATTTCTCTCGACCGCCAGCTAATCAGCAGGCCAGCTGCAACTTACTTCATGCGCGCATCGGAAACATGCCTGCGCGCCGGGATTATCAAAGGGGCTCTGCTGGTTGTCGACACGGCGGCCACGCAGTGTGATGGATCGATTCTTGCCTGCGCAATTGACGGGGAATTTCGTTTGCGCCGGCTGCGGCTCCACCCGCACAAATATCTTGAGCGGCTAGACACTGGCGCCCGGGAAAATCATGGATCAGATGATGAGCCTTTGGACGTGTTTGGCGTTGTGACGTACATCATCAACGATGCCCGACTGGAGGAATTTGACGACAACCCATGCATGTAATTCGTCGGCAGTAATTCCCCCATTTCTCCCCAACAGTTCCCCACGTAAAACTCAGGGACAAAAAACATCCGTAAGAGGCTGGTTTTAAATGATTGTTAATCGTAAAGCCAGCGACCCGCTTTGGCTGATTCAATCATCATACCGATCGTAAATAGCTCAGGATTGTGTCGATCTGATTTCAGGCGCTCGGGTAAAATACAGTTGGGCAGGAAAGGTAAAACTGTCTGAGGAAAATATCTGCGCCAATGAATATTGCTGCAATCAACGTTAAATTTGGCGGAATATTTATCCATCATATCCAGTATATCCTCTGGTACAGTTTGGTGCTTCCCGGTGCTAAGCGATGAGGATACTTCAATGCTGCTATCACCCAGCTCTGTTTTAACAAACTGCAAAACTGCCCTTTCAAGTTCAATCATATCTTGTCTCCTGGGCGAACAATCAGGTTGTAACGCTGAATACTTCTTTTGGCGATAATCATTACATCATATGCAGTGATCGCAACTCCTACCCAAGGGATCCAGCGTCCTATAAGTCCACCCAAGCTTGTTGTTTTTGCCCAACCCCCGCCAACTAATGTTTTCCATGTTGGAGAACGCCAGCGGGAATTAAGTCGATAAGAAATCATTCGTCGGAGATAGAGGGATAAAAAACTGGTTCCCGGCGTTGCGGTAAGCGGCTTTCCGGGAACATGAATGACATTCAATCCACCAAGAATAAAGGCAAATGCAACAATATCGATCCCACCGAGCTGCTTCTCTGCTTCATCTACTGTGATCCAAAAAGCCAATTCCCCGCAAGACAGATTGTGGATCCCTTTAAAGTAATAGCCCTTTATCTGTTCGATAGTATCCATACGTTCAATATCCTAAATGATTATCGTCTCAGTAAGGACATTAATCATAGAAACTGTGGACTTCAACAACCAAGCGCAGTTTCGGAAAGTGGCTTGCTCCCGCTGAATTGTATCATTGACACGATGCTCGTTTCCCTCGCCTGGCTACCGCCATAATCGCCTTTCCTGAACTCTCATACTCAGGAAGAGACAGTACCCGCCATTTACCATTCCAGAACCCAAGAACACAGCAACGATCGCCAGTGGTACCTTTAATCGCAAAGGTACGCATATCAGCAGACGGTACCGGGAGCTTTTCGCCTAGTCGCGGAAAGTAAATCCTGACGCCGGATATGATCATGTTGTCCATGCCAGTTACTCGCTAACAAGCCAGAACTCAGCTTCATCGAACATCTCTTCGACCAGACGACTCAGCTTCTCTTTCTCATTTTTCGTGCAGTCACTGTTAACAGAGCTGGATTCCATCGGTTTAACGCGCACGTCAGCTTCGGGAAAGACGCGATGCACACGCCTCGTCAGCTCAGCCAGGATGATTTCTTTTGCGCCGGGTAAACCCTCTACATTGCGTTTGTCATAGACGAGTTCAACGAACATTTTTAGCCCCTTAATTGCTGTATGTGTATACAGTTTTTGCGGGGTAGGCAACAGTCAACACCATTCTGCAAATCATTTTCTATTCGTTGATTTTACTATGAATTTTATTGACTGATTTTATCTATTTTTATCATGCCTATTTAGATATATTTCATTATAAAACAGCAGGTTGCATTTTAAATCACAACCTATATCTGCGTCATTAATATTGCCCTAGGCCATGAATATGAACTAGGAATATCAAGCAAGTCACACAAACCAGCCGTAAGAGGCTGGTTTTCAGTGTTTATTTGGTCGGCACGAGAGGATTTGAACCTCCGCCCCCCGACACCCCATAATGGATCACTACCGTCTTTAGGGCTGCTATGCGCTGTGGGTTCAACGGGTTAATCAACATCTATTTAAATGTTAGCCGTCGCGCGCTCACGACAATGATTTCACTTGTCGCCAAGTCTCTACGCCCAAGCGTGTCATTGCGTCGAATGCAGCTTGTTTATACTCGCCATACTCTTTGTCATGTATGTTCGTGATTTTTGCTGGCGCTTGCTGAAATACTCTCGGTATGAATCTAAGCACCTGTTGAAGCACATCGTAAAGCTTGGCTTGATCAGGTTTGGCTGTATTCAGCATTACCATGATCATGTTACATTGCTCCATAATCTCAGAAGACATCTCATCAAGTTGCTTCTGTATGATAGCAATGTCACTGTTATCCACAGTACGCTTCGCAAAATTGTACTGCATGTCTAGCTGAGAATATAAGTTCGAAAACCTTTTCCGAATATCTTGTAGCCAACGAAGCCGTTCTGTCGCTACAAGATTCGCCTGCAGGCGCTTGGTTTCTAGTTCCAAATCAGACTTCGCCTTATGCCTGGCAACATAGAGACTAGCAAGTCCGCCGGCCAGCGCACCGAATATCCCGGCAGCCCCAGAGATCAACGCGATAATGGTTGATGTACTCGTGGGCACATTGCCGCTTTGAGTGGGGACAGTAGTTATGTTTGGTGTTGGCGGCATGCTGACTGTCTGAGAAACCGTATTTGATCCGCAGACGAGGCTTATTTCAGGCATAACAGTCTGCGCAGACTTGCGAGGCAGAGTTGGACGAGGAAGCTCACATATGGCCTTTGCTCCAGACCCTTCAGCCCACACAGGCGCAATAGTGAATAACAATGCCGAGAAAGAAAGTATGTGCAGTTTCAATTTCAT